TTTGCGCCATCAGCTCCGTTTGCGCCATCAGCTCCTGCGGGTCCCTGTGCGCCATCAGCTCCAGCGGCGCCATCAGCTCCAGCGGCGCCATCAGCTCCAGCGGCGCCATCAGCTCCTGCGGGTCCTGCGGGTCCCTGTGCGCCATCAGCTCCATCAGCTCCGTTTGCGCCATCAGCTCCTGCGGGTCCCTGTGCACCATCAGCTCCAGCAACTCCTGCGGGTCCTGCAGCACCAGCGGCACCATCAGCTCCGTTTGCGCCATCAGCTCCAGCAGCGCCATCAGCTCCAGCAACTCCTGCGGGTCCTGCAGCACCAGCGGCACCATCAGCTCCAGAGGGTCCTGCGGCGCCGTCAGCTCCAGCAGGTCCTGGTGGTCCTCCTGGTGCACCATCTGCTCCTGCCGGACCCATTGGACCTGGGGCACCATCGACACCAGGCGCCCCAGTTCCCATAGCGTTAACAATTGCTATGAGACATTCGCGAGTAGCCCCGTCCATTTTACGATGTGAGTTAATAAGTGTTAAAAGAGAATCCATTTATAGTAATAAAGATTATTATTCCTTTAATATTAATGTTGTTTATTGGACCAACTCTTTTATCTGGTATTGGACAAGTTGTTAAAAAATATCAAAGTCTTTATCCAGATAGTAAATATATTGATTACGGAGTTCCAATTGAAAAAGATTCAGATGTATTTGTCTTTGCATTACCGATACCTGATGTAATAAATTATTTGATAACAGTCAAACAACAAGCTCGTAAAGTTATATGTATGACTGTATGTGAAACTGAAACAGTTCATGAATTATATGGGGAACTATTTAAACTATTTACAACTATATATGTTCCAAGTGAATTTTGTCAAGTAATATTTTCAAAACAGTTTCCAAATACAAAGTTTGAAATTATTAGACATTATGTTCCATTGATAAAAGAAGTTCCTCGTAACCGAGATACTGATACATATATATTTTATCATATTGGTAATGTTGAAGATCCAAGAAAACAAACTAAAAAAATTATAGAAGCTTTTTTGAGATTAAACCTTCCTGATACTTTACTTGTTCTCAAGGCTACTTGTAAACAAGCAGTTTCTTGGAAAATACCAAGAGTTCATATAATCAATGGTCTCTTATCCGATGAAGAGATACAATCAGTACACGAAAGATGTCACTGTTATGTCAGTTTTTCTCACTCAGAAGGCGTGGGAATGGGGGCGGTTGAAGCTGCATTGTATGATAAGCCAGTTATTATCACAGAATACGGTGCTCAGACTGAATATATAAAGACCCCATATGTTATAAATTGTGGACGTTGTGAAGTTTCACAAGATGATTTTCTTTATAAAAAAGGAATGGAATGGGGTAAACCAGACTTTAATCAATTAATGGAGTTTATGAAGGATGCATATGATACAAAACGGACTCGTATGAATCATACTTTTACAAAGGACCTGGTGAGTGCTGAAAATATTACAGCTCAGTTTACTCGAGCATTTGAGTGCTAATGTAATTGGTTCCATACATGATGATACCAATAAGAATAACACCAGACATGAGAAACCCCTTTTGGGCCAAGAGATACATGACTTCATCGTCAACAACTTTGACGCCTGTTGGCTTGGTTATAACTTTTGGGACGAGGATACTAAGAGCGAGGTAAAGAGCCATGGCAATAATGACTGGTCGGAGAGTTTCGGAATCAAACATTTATATTACACAACTAAATTTATTCTAGCATTTTTAACATTTCTACTGATACTTGATGTTTTCTACAAAACTTTCCACAAGTAGCCTTGAACTTGCACTGAGAGTTGTTAAGGTTGACAGCCTGACACTTTAGTGCCACCTTGGGAACAAATTCTTGAACGAGGCCGGTGATCTTCTTGGTGTACATTTTATTATCAATACATGCTTTAGCTATTTCTCGCATTCTGAGTATAGAGTTTGCATACTTGATTGAAAATGCGTCTTGTTCCTGGGGAGTTCCGTGAACAGGAAACATGGGAAAGGTGTGAGCACGAACATATAATTCTTGATACGTACTCATTGTTTACTAGTAGTTTATTTTTATCGTGAGTTAAATTAATACATTTATTTTAAAAAAATACAATATGGAAAAATGTCACGCGGTTACACGATTTAATACACCGTGTAATTATACTGCAAAAACTATGATTAATTCATTTGGTGTTAATCTACCAGTTTGTAAACGTCACTGTAAAAGAAATGTACTTTATGATTGGTCATGTGTAGATGAAATTGAAGAGGCGCCTGAAAAAGTATTAAATTATCTTTATTTTTATAACATGTGTTTAACATTATTTAATGAATATGTTTCAGTTTATTTTTCTAAAAAGTTTTTTGAAAATAACATTTCACAAGCACAACTAATAGAAAAATATAACTGTATTTTTCAAAAAACTGAAACTTTAGAAGCGTGTCCAATATGTTATGAAAAAGCAAATATAAAGATTCAATGTGGTCATTATTTTTGTAATACGTGTATTAATGCGTGGACCGATTCATGTCCCATGTGTAGACAATTTATATTTCCTACTTAAAAAAATAACACACTGTTTATTAAATGGCCTTTGATAAAAAGTTAATCAAGCATGTTGAGGACCTCAATGATGAACTCAAGGAGGCCAAGTCAAATTTAAACAAGGCACTTATAGAAACTGACTTGTATAAAAAGTTTTTGGCATTTGTACTGGAGGAGAATATCGCGGAGAAGCCAGCCAAGGCTCAGGCTCTCAAGCTAACGTATGAGTTTTTTAGGGCACAGGTCTAAAGTAATGAGTTGTATACTATATAATATAATGAGTACATTTATCGAGAATGAAAGTAATGCTCATAAATGTGCTAAAAATATTTTAATGGAATGGATTACACCTTATAAATCATGGGATGGAGATGGTGTATTTGCAGAGTATCCTCTAGTTGATAGATCTAAGAAATGTCCAATGTTGACAGTTACTGGATTTAATTATTCTACAGGTTATGGAGGTTATTATGGAACCGAAGTACCAAGTTATAAACAGTGTATAGAATGTAATGAATATCCTATAGCAGTTTTAGATGTAGCAGTTGTAGAAAAGGGATACATACGATATGGATTTGAGATATGTCATAAAAATCCAGTAAGTGCAGACAAAAAAAATAAATTACATAAACATTTTTCAAACAATGGATTGACTATTTATGAAATATCAGCTAAATCAATTTTAGATTCAGTTGGTAAACTTCAAAATATATCTAAACATTTAACACTTGTATTAGACGGTGGAAATATAGGTATAAATGATATTAATAAATTATTTAATTTACCACTTGTATTAAATTTAAATCCTAAATATCCACATATTTCAGATTTATTTACAAAAAAAATGTAAATTATGCAATATAGGTGCAGCAGATTTTGATTTTAAAAATAACTTATGTATATATACTGTTATTGTTTTTCTTGTAAAAAATTAAAAGACGACTGTACATGTGATGATGTATATTGTGATATATGTAATGATAGTGGAACATGTTATCGGAGTGATGATGTATACGGTGTTTGCATGGAATGTTGCTGTGACCATTGTGGAAAAAGTGTTTTAACATGTAATTTTCAATGTACATGTAATCATCCAGAATGTGAGGAAAGTTGGGAATCAAGAACCTGCAATACCTGATAGATATAAATCGGTATGTTCAGAAATATCTGGATACTTTTTGAGTGCTCTTTGATTCATCATTTCTTGAACATTTGTAATGTGTTCTTCAAACTTTTTAAAGTTAATACCAGTTTGTCTATGAACATCATTGGGTGTTGACATTTCTTTAATAGACAAAAGGTAACCCATTGCGTAATTTGCATGTGTCATACCAGTCAACAACGATGCATCCTGCTGTGCCGTTGTTGCCCATTTCGCACATTTTTGTACCATACTCTTTATATCTGGACCTCGTGTACTCTTGTAAATAAAATAAGCTATTACAATCACTGTGAGTATCAGTAGATACATTCTATTATATTAAAATATTATAATAAGTAAATGAGTACCACCGCGCGTAAACGTTGGAATAATTTAATGAAACCAATAAAAATATTTGGACCTTCTGCTTTTACAAAAAGACCAGCCGGTAAAAGTTTAATGTTTCGTACTAATTCTAGATTTACATTTGTACCTGCATCACCAAATAATAATAATAAACAAGCTAAAAAACAGGCTAAAAAACAACATAATCTAAATTTAAAGGCTGCTAATCATAAAAAACAAATGAAAAATACTACTAATTATTTAAATCGCATGGCTAGCATAAAAAATTTACGTTATCCAAATAAAAGAGTCTTAAAATTACGCAAGTAAAAAATAAACTACTAATAAAAACACAATGAATAAACTCATCCCCAATCTTGAGATTGCAATCAACTGGACTGACATAACCACCAAGGAGGGCCGTACTCAAAAGTCGGAACGCAATTATATAAATGTCATTGGTGATCAGATGACCAAGCTCGGTGCAATTCTAGGACCTCCCCGCGGTTCACAGACACATATTGATTTTAAAGATGTGCAGTTACCCGATGGTACCATTCAATCATATGAATGTAAAAAGATTAACAAAGGAACCAAGTTTATGTTTAATGATACGGTTCCGAGACCTGATGTATACTACATCTTCATATATGTTGAACTCAAAAAAATTATAATACGAAAAGGTTCAGATATTTTACAAAATAATGTTATTCATGTATCTCAAAATTCTCTCAAGAAGAAATTTTCACATACAGTTGGTAAACATGTTTTAGATATGATTGAAAATGACAACTTTACAAGTGATTCTATAAAAGATTTTTTTAGGATATCCATGGATTTCATGGGCACATGTGTTTTACATGGAGTACTGAGTTATTTTGAATTTGGACAACTATTTAAAAATACATACAAGTTTGGAAACTTTACTTCTAGGGCTCGACCCAACTGGTCACTCGTTGTGAATCCATTTACAAACTGATTCAATTAATCCAGGTGGTACCGCATTTCCAAGTTGAACAATTTGTTTTTTTATTTCCCCAGCTAATTTATAGTCTCTAGGAAATCCCTGAATCTCCTTCATTTCACCGATTGTGTACGGTCTCAGATAGTACCCTTTTGAGGTTTTCTGTGCCACAAATAGTCTCGGTTGGTGTTCATAGGTACAAATAAGTGTTTTGCTACAAATCCGCGGATCAACAACTTCACAGTGAACAGGTGAGATTCTTTTTCCAAATGAAAATGCATACTTGCTTATAAATTTACCCCCGTATGTAACATCACGTTGTGCAACATATGCTTTTAGGTATGGATGTGGTTCGCCAATTGGATCACCTTCACCAACAAGGATAAATTCTTCGGGCACTTCAGCCTCGGTCAAGAGTTCTCGGTCAACAAGGATTGTGCCCTTCATATCAAACTGCAATACATCACTTAGAACCTTTTGGGTCGTAAGCGGCGGAGGAAATGGATTAGTAAGTGGTACCACCTTGGAACCAACTATAATAAGTCTCTCACGAGATTGAGGAATACCATAGTCACTAGCTTTTAGAACCTTGTAATGACAAATGTACCCAATATTTGCAAATGCTGCTACAATTATATCAAGAAACAACTCACCTTGTGATGTTTTTCGAGACAAGAGTCCCTTTACATTTTCCCCAATTATAAATTTGGGTTGAATAAGTCGAGTCGCGCGTACAAACTGATTAAATAATTGTCCCCGAGGGTCATCTGGATTCTTTTTGCCACCTTGCGAAAAGCTCTGGCACGGAAATCCTGCAAATAGTGTATCAACCTGTCCCTCAAGTGCCGAAAATGTTTCATCAGGTATATTTCTAATATCACCTTCTCCAAGTAGTTTACTATCAAAGTTTAGTTCGTGACTTTCTTGAAATAGTTTTATGAGTTCAGAGTACCATTTTACTGATAGTCCTGCCCTTGTCATTCCTAATGTATCTCCTCCGCATCCAGAAAAGAGAGAACAAGCGGCCGACATTTATTTAATATATAGGTACTTGTATTCTATAATTAAATAATTAGGTACCTAAATGATTAAGGGGCCGGGTCCGGGTGCAAATGTTGACAAGTATAAAAATAATTTACAACAAATAATAAAAAATAGAAAAATTTATATTAATCTAGATGAATTTTTAAAAAATAGAAATAAAAATTTTAATTATACAGTTTGGAATAATAAGTTGGTTGGTTTTGCACTTTTAAAACCTAATAAAAATATATTGAATCTTGAATTAATAGTTACCCAAAAGGGATATGGTAAACAATTAATAAATAGAATTAAATTAAATTCAAAAAATAAATTTAAATATATTGAATTAGTATCTTTACCAGCCGCTAGAAATTTTTATATAAAACAAGGTTTTGTAAAAAATGGTAATTATAAATTTAAATTTAATTTAAAAAAATAGATACCTAGTTATAAAATGGAGATTTACACGGATGGAAGTTGTTTGGGAAATCCTGGTCCCGGTGGATGGGCAGCAATTGGTCCAGATTTTTCTCTGTCGGGAGGAATTGCTCATACAACTAATAATATCATGGAACTTACCGCAGCTCTAAAGGCGCTGGAACATGTTGGATCTAAACAAAATGTTGTAATTTACACTGATAGTTGTTATGTCAAGAATGGAATTACCAAGTGGATACTTAATTGGAAAAAGAATGGCTGGAAAACAGCTAGAGGTGAACTAATTAAGAATAGGGAACTTTGGGTCCAATTAGATGATGTAAATGGAACTCATGTTACATGGAAATGGGTCAAGGCTCATAATGGCAATCCTCAAAACGAGGCGGTTGATAAATTGGCAAAGGAAATGGCTATTTCCTTCAGTTAAAAAAATAACTAACAGTACTAGTAAGAAAGAATGACCGAGACTATTCAGAAGATTTCACATCTTGAGCATATTCTCAAACGTCCTGATTCCTATGTTGGACCAACTGCTCTTACCACTGAAAACTACTGGGTTCTAGATGAAACCAAGTTTATTCAAAAACAAGTAAGTTATTCACCGGCACTCCTAAAAATATTTGATGAAATCCTAGTGAATGCAATTGATAGAAATTCAATGTTTCCCAAACTTGTCAAGAATATTTCAGTCTCGGTAAACAAGGAGACTGGTTCCATAACAGTTGAAAATTCTGGGCCACTTGGCGGTATTTCCGTTATGAAAAATGAAAAGGAACAAATTTGGAATCCCGAGTTAACCTTTGGACATCTCTTAACTAGTACTAATTATGATGATACTCAGACACGTGTAGTAGGTGGTAGAAATGGGTACGGTGCTAAACTTGCTAATATTTACTCTAAATTTTTTGAAGTAACAATTCATGATTCTGAAAATAACGTTAGGTACTTACAGACATGGTCCAATAACATGTCAAAAACATCTGAACCCAAAATTAGAAAAGATTCTTGTAAAAAGTCAAGTATATCTATAACTTTTGTTCCCGATTGGCCAAGGTTTGGAATGTCTGGATTTACCGATGACCTTTTTAAAATTATTGAGAAACGCATGTATGATGCAGTTGTGTGCACAAGTCCCAATTGTAAAGTTTCATTTCAGGGAGTTGAACTTGTACAAGTGTCAACTGAGGTGTATACTAAAATGTATCTTCCTGAAGGAACTGAAGTTGCAACTTTGAACACGGAACGTTGGTGTGTCACTATTGCTCCGAGTGATGGGTTTCAACAAGTTTCATTTGTAAATGGTATCTGTACAACCAAAGGTGGAACTCATGTTGATCACGTTGTTTCATTGGTTGCAGCTAGTATCATTGATGAACTTGCCAGTAAAAAACTTCAATTGAAGCCCCAAAGTGTCAAGAACACAATGTTTGTCATGGTTCGTTCCACTTTGGTAAATCCAACCTTTGGGAGTCAAGTCAAGTCTGAGTGCACACTCAAGGCTCAAGAATTTGGGAGCAAGTTTGAAGCGACTCCAAAGTTTATTAAACAAGTTTTAAAAACCGGTATCCAAGATGAAGTTCTTGCAGTGGCTAAATTCAAAGAACTCAAGGAACTCAAAAAGACGGATGGGTCACGAAAGTCTCGCATCACAGGCATTCCAAAACTTGACGATGCCAATTGCGCCGGAACTGCTAAATCGGAAAAGTGCACACTCATTGTAACAGAAGGTGACTCGGCCAAGACTTTGGCAGTTGCCGGTCTCTCTGTTGTTGGTCGCGATTATTATGGAGTATTTCCACTTCGAGGTAAATGTAAAAATGTTCGAGATGCCAGTGTCAAACAACTTATGGCGAATCAAGAGTTTAATGATTTGAAAAAGATTTTGGGACTCCAACAAGACAAGGAGTACAAGTCAGTCTCTGAACTTAGGTACGGCCGTCTTATGATTATGACGGATGCAGACAATGATGGGAGTCACATCAAGGGACTCATCCTCAATATGATTCATTACTTTTGGCCGAGTCTTATTACTCTCAACTTTGTGGTGAGTATGGTGACTCCTATAATCAAAGCCACCAAGGGTTCTGAAACTCAATCATTTTACACTGATTCAACTTTTAGAACTTGGTACGGTGAATCTCGCACTGGTTGGAAAATCAAGTATTACAAGGGTCTCGGAACTTCAACATCGGTTGAGGCTCGTGAATATTTCAAAAATATCAAACAGTTGACCGTTGCTTTTGAATTGGATAATCTTACCAAGGATGCGATAGTTCTCGCGTTTGACAAGACCAAGGCGGATGATCGCAAACAGTGGCTTCTTGAAAGTACTGAAAAACAAGCTTCTGAACTGGAGGTTAAATATGGTGAAATTTCAAAGTTGCCCATTTCAGAGTTTATTCATCGCGACCTTGTCAACTTTAGTCTGGCTGATCTTCGCCGTTCAGTTGCGAGTATGTGTGATGGTCTAAAACCATCGCAACGCAAGGTTCTCTATGCGTGTTTTGAAAAGGGGCTCAAAGAGGAGATGAAGGTTGCACAGTTGGCATCTTTTGTATCTGAAAAAACTTCGTACCATCACGGTGAAGTTTCACTGGCGGAGACAATAGTAAAACTTGCGCATGACTTTACTGGATCTAACAATATCAATCTTCTGGAACCCTGTGGTCAGTTTGGAACTCGTCTCATGGGTGGAAAAGATGCGAGTCAGACGAGGTACATCTTTACTAAATTACGCCCCGAGGCTCGTACACTTTTTGATGCGCGTGATGATTCGGTACTGACGTACTTGTCAGATGATGGAAAACAAATTGAACCCGAATTCTTTGTTCCAGTGTTACCAACCGTCTTGATTAATGGGACTGAGGGAATTGGAACAGGATTTAGCTGTTATGTTCCACCATTTAATCCAACTGATATTTCCAATAATATTCAGAGGTGTCTCGGTGGTAAACCCATTGAAAAGATGACTCCATGGTTCCGAGGATTCAAGGGCACTATTGTGCAGGACACCGATGATGTATTCTTGTGGATAATGCAGGGTATTTATTCAGTACAGGGTGAAACAGTGATAGTTACTGAACTTCCACCGGGACGATGGATTCAAGATTACAAGGAGTTTCTTGATGAACTTGTTGACAAAAAAACAATTTCAGGGTACAAGAATAATTCAACAACTGATGATGTATACTTTGAGATTTTTGAGTATCAGGGTTCTGATGTTATCAAGGATCTAAAGTTGACCAAGACTATCCGAACCAGTAATATGCACTTGTTTCACCCAACAATGGGAATTAAAAAGTACTTGTCAGCCGAGGAAATACTGGTGGATTTTGTTGAAATTAGGACTAGGTACTACAAGTTGCGAAAACAAAACTTGATTGAAAAGTTGACTGAAAAAGCTAAAGTACTTTCCAACAAGTCCAAGTTTGTCAGACAGGTGGTTGACGGCGATCTTATCATCTTCAAAAGAAAAAAGAGTTCTTTGGAGGATGAGCTTATGAGAAAGTTTGGGGCATTTGATTACTTGTTGGATATCAAGACATATCAGTATACAGAAGAGGCTATTAAAAAGTTGATGGATGAATCGAAACAAGCAACTGATGAATTGGAGATTTTACGCAGTACTCAAATATTGGATATGTGGAAATCTGATATTAAAAATGTGGGTACCTAGTAGTACATAATGAGTGATGATGGGTGGCTAAATCTAACTGACCAGGGAAAAAGTACACCCCCTCCCGACAATTGTAATCCAAGTATCCTTGGAAAAGCGGGAACCGGTGCAGTTTTATCACTTGATGCAATTGGTCTCCAAGATACCTATCTTATTAGTAATCCTACAAGTAATACAGATACAAGTAATATATCAAGTTCATTTTTTCAATTTACAAATATTAAACATACAAACTTTACAAAATACTCTACAAGTGTTAAATTTACTTCAGATGGTTCAACCAATTGGCCATTTGGAAAAGTGTACAATATAAGTCTGAGACCCAAAGAGATGGGTGATATTCTTCATAACATGTATCTCAAGTGTACATTACCCCCTTTACCACATCCTCATCAATATTGTAATAATATTGGTTGGGCTATTATTAAAGAAGTTCAATTGGCTATGGATGATGTAATACTTGAAATAATAAAGGCTGATTGGAATGTTCTGTACACTGAACTTCATTATACAAAGGAAGAACGGGAAATACTTTTAGAAATGATTAATGTGGATCCTATACTCGGTGGAAACTTGTATATCCCACTCAACTTTTTCTTTAATAGGAGACATTCATCTTCATATACTGGGAATACTTTGTCACGTGAAAATATTTTTAAACCAGGACTATTAACATGTGCAGCTCACAAACATCGTAATATAATTCTTCAATTTACATTCAATCCAATTACATTTTTTACAAGTGCTACAACTGTGTCACTTAGTAACGTGTACCTGGTAACTGATGAAATTATTTTAGATGATCGCGAACGCCAATTTCTTCAAAATAATACACAAAAGAATATAGTTACTTTTGCACGTAATGACCCTATGACACCTATTAAAGGAACACCTTTTACACATAATTTAACACCTAAGATATCAGTCAAGACACTTCACTGGTTTGCACGTAACGCAGCATATGAAGATACTTCAAATTCATATTATTTTAATAACAGATTTAATTTTACACATAAAGATTATCAATTACCATTTTCAAGTACAAATACTATGCAACAACAAGAGAGTAATAATCCAATTATTTCACAAAGTATAATTTATTTAAATAGTGTTGCTTTATTTGGACTTTCTAAATCCACTAGTGTACGAAATATACGAGATGGTTCATATTATTATAAATTTACACAACCTTTTAATCATTTTTTATCAGTACCTAGTAAAAATATTTACACGTATTCATTTTGTGTAAAACCAAGAGATCCACAACCATCAGGTTCTTTAGATTTTAGTCAATTGGATTCAACCATTACATTTATAACAGGGTCACTGTATACATATGCATCAACTGCAAAAACATGGAATTTTTATGTTTATTATACTGGGTTTAATCAAATTACTTACAGCAACGGGCTTGTGTCACTAGACTTTGGGTGGTGATGTAATCAATTATATTATGTTGGATACACCACTTTATAAAGTTTAACTGTGCAACAGTTGTCTGTATCTTAATTCCATCCGAGTTTGGAATTTGGTACTCAAACTTTTGTGTTCGACAGAATGGGTCAAAAAGTTTTTTACTGTACCCATCCAGACTTGACTTGTATGCACAATGAACTGAAAAGTTTTTTCCATCACTTGTTGTATAGGCCAAATTTTTCTTTTTGGAATAATCGGTAATGAACCATTCCAGATTTCGTAAAGATATACCCTTACGCTTTTCAAGAATGTCATACAGGTACCTAGAGTGTTTTTCATCATTGTAAAAGTTTTTAATAGATTCTAATAAAATATCAGATCGGCTCATCTTACATTGATAGCTCTAGAAATCTATAAGCAAGTTTTGTCTCGATCCTCTAGACTTTTCACATGCAGGACATCCCACTAAATACATACATTCCTTCATAGTGTGTCCAATGTGTGGATTCACTTCATCAGTTGAAACAATTCGTCGTATAACTTTCTTTTGATCTTGATGTCTCATACAGTATCCACCGTGTTTACCGGCAAATTTACATTGTTTCTTGGCAACTGTTACCCCGTGACACTGTCCAACTGTAAGTGGTTCCGTATCTTCAGTCACTATTTTGGTTGGAATATCTTGAAGTAATAATTTCAAAGAAATATCATGCTTCTTTGAAATTATTTGCGCATATTTAGTCAATTGTTTTTGAACCTCCGCCTCGACAAGTTCTTGGAGCTTTTCAAGTAGAGACATTACCTTTTATTATATAGTATCTTATTTTTTTATCTTTGCAAACAAGTCTGAAATTGATGGCTGGTTTGGATCCTTCTTTCGAGAAGCTCGTGGTTTTTTAGGTATCAAGTCTCCAAATACCAAGTCTTTTTCAACAATGGGTTCTAGGAGATCACATACCGGATTCATAAACTTGTTGGTAAAATAGTACCTATAATCAAGTGTAACATTATTGGCTAGGACCCAAACTGGATCCTCAGACTTTTCAAACTGTTTTGCATTTGGATCACCGGTATCAACAAGTACAAACTGGACTCGATCACCAGATTGAGGCTCAGACCCTGGTTCACGCTCACGCATCTTGCGAACAACAGCCACGTGTGGTAAATTTACATTTTCACAATCTGTTGATACAATTTTATTACCAGCCTCGTCCTTGATACAAGACTTGTATGAATCTGCCAACTTTTGGGACAAAACCAATTTCTCATTGGGAACTCGGCCATCTAAGAGTTCAACTGCTCTCCGCTTTGCCAGTGTGATAGCTCCTTCGGGATTGTTACTTTCGAGAATCACATCTAAAAGTTCTTTACAGACCTCGCGGACAAAGAGTGTATTGTCTCTTCGAACAACCTGGAGACCCTTGACATCAATATAATTCATCTTCATTTGTCCTGTCTTGTCCTTGGTCCACAACTTGGCTGCGTACCTCTTCTTTGAGTACAAGAAATAGGGACAGTAAACCTTTTCAAGCTCTAGATTGTTTGGCTTTTTGAAAAGAGCGCTACATGCCAAAGCCGCCTGTTCCCCGAGTTTCCAAGAGTATTCAATTGCTTCGACACCAGTGCGTCCCTGTGTATCAAACTCCACCATAACCGAGTCAGTGTCGCCGTACCTCACCTTGGCACCTTCAAAATGTTCCTCTACATAATTCTTAGTCTCTTCAATCATACTGCGGCCCTTACAGGTGACTGTGCTTGCAATCGGAACACACGGTAGGATACCTTTTCCCGCACCCGTAAATCCATAGACTGAATTCATAGAAACCTTGTAGGCCAACTGTTTTCCATTGTACACATTCTTCATAGTTGAATCAGTCGCATTGGTCATGTCTCTTTTGGCTTGTTTTCTGAAAGCCTTGAGTTCCAAAAGTACAGCAGGCAAGAGACTTGGAACATCTTGAGCAAACTTGTACGTCTTTTCACCCACCGTAAATGCTTCATAGGTTATTCCAGGTAATGCATCAAATTTAGGATCCATCACAAGTGTTGAATAACACAGATTGTGTGCAATCATGATAGATGGGTACAGGCCCTCAAAGTCCAACGCAGTAATTGGTGTATAATAGGCTCCAATTTGGGCCGAAAGAACTGTGGCTCCTTCATAGGCATCGGATTGAACTTTTCCGTACCGAATGGTTGGAATCATAAATCCAAGTTCACGCGCCTTGCGAGCCATTTGACTAAAAACTTTGATTTGCTGACCTCTTTCAGACAGGTAACACAGAGGAACCCAGGTTGCCTTGGCCATTTCAATTAGATTCATAAATGTACAAAGTTTATCCATTATTTGGTGAGGCAATGTGGTATCTTTGACACAGTACTCGGCTACTTCACTCAGTTTATCTGGATCCTCCTCTCGAAACCGCTTAAACATCTCTTTGGGACTCATATCAATCTTCTGGTCACCCAAAAAATGTTTCGAGACAAAGTTCAAAGAGTACGAGTCAAGTTTTTGTTCTCGTTTGACCTCATGAAACAAGTCAAATATAAAACGACCCGGCATTGGAAGAAGTTTTAGAGTATTGTCACCAAGAGCACTTGATGAAAGTTTTTTGTAGACCATCTTACACTCTCGATCCTTCAATTTACTCAATTGGTAAAAGTCTTCGGGACAACCAACCATGATGGACCTTTTGAAAATGTACTCTAAATCAAACCCAAATATATTCCAGCCAGTCATGACATCAATATCGTGTTTGATTATATAATCCTTGAATCCCATGAGAAGGTCCAACTCTGTTGAGTAACTCACAATGGTACAGTCATCACGGGAACTTGTTTGTTTGTAGCACAGGCACACCTTTTCATAAATTTCAGGAGACCCTTGACGTTTTAGGGTCACTGCAATCTGAAAACAAGCATCATCTTGAATATCAGCATCGGGAAACTTTCCAGTAGAACTATTCGTCTCTATATCAAACGAGGCAATAATAAATGGCGCAATGTCATCGCGAGCAACTGGTTTCAATTCGTGCCAGTCATTGCAAAACAAGTCTATATTAGTTTTAGCGAGTTGGGACCTGACACAGTTTGACCCAGAATCGAGCCATCCAGTTGACTGAATTCCAGAGCGATGCATCAGGCGAAGCATGGGTTCAATATTTGACTCATATACTTTACACGTGAATGTTTCATCCTTCAGCGGGTACCTAAGTTTTGAGTCACACATTCGCATGGCGGCTACAGTTGGAAAATCAAGTTTCATAAATGGAAACTTTTCATTATTTTGAAAACCCCAGAGGTCTTTGGACTTGTTAATGCTATAACTTTTAACTGCAGGACACGCTTTTTTAATTTTATCAAATAAGAGTTTAGCACTCGTGTCACTCGTACCTTTTGAAAGTTTTATGAAAAAGTATGGTGAAAATGAGGTGGAAACACATACTGATTTACCATCTTCAGTTCGACCGAAAATATTGATAATGTGATCACTGTCCTCAAAGTCACTTGCTTCCCAAGTTAATGCGGCGAATACTACCATCTCTTACTTATAGTAGCGCTGGAAACTTTTAATATATTTCTATAGTAATATAAATGTCAGGGGCACTTGTCGAATTAGTTGCAAAGGGAGCTCAGGATGCATACTTGACTGGTGAACCTGAGGTTTCATTCTTTCATCAGACGTACAAACGCCACACAAACTTTGCACAAAAGCCAGTTCCAGTACAGTACACGGGTACTGCTGGAGCATCCCAACAAATTAACATGAAATTACTCAATAAGGGTGATCTTCTTGGGTATGTCTGGATGGATTTGGGAGTTGGAACGGCTAAACAAAATGATTTACAAGATACTATTTTTGAACTTTATATTGGTGGTCAACTTATTGATCGTCAAGATGGGTTTTATATGACCCAACTTTGGCAAAAGTTTCTTGTTGATTCAAGTGCCAAGGGATTTGCTGGAATGGGTGGTGACTTTACTACACCATTATCATCTGCTCTATCAGCTACATGGCTTCCACTTCACTTTTTCTTTTGTGATTCGTGTTATCTCCCGCTTGTTGCGCTTCAATACCATGAGGTTGAGGTCCGTATAACGTTTGGATCAAGTTTTCCAACAACTACAGTAAATATGTATGCAAATTATATTGTACTTGATACAACTGAACGTGAATCAATTGTCAATAAAGAACACAATCTTATGATTGAACAGGTTCAGCGTATTTCATCAAATTCTCCACCAGCGGCATCCGGAAATAATAAATTTGATTTGAGTTTTTTGAATCATCCAGTAAAGTGTCTCTTATGGGGAAGTAATCTAACAACAACATCAACCATATTTTACTCAAATACAGTTCAATTGTACCTAAATGGAACTGAATTATTTGAAACAGAAATGCCAGATGTTTATTTTTCAACTGTTCAAAATTATTACCATTCAGAATTTGCATCTATATTAATGGGTGGACAAACTACATCTCTAGTAACTACCGGAGATAATCTGAAAATGTATTCATTTGCACTCAAGGCGAATAAACATCAACCTTGTGGAACGTGTAATTTTAGTCGTCTCGATACAGCAAGTATGACTTTTAATATGGGGTTTGGGAGTACTCTTCCCACTAATCTTTACTTGTATGCAGTCAATTTTAACATTCTTCGTATTAAAGCTGGTCTATCGGGCCTTGCCTTTAGTAGTTAAATATTTGTTACTAGTAATGGATCGAGAGTTGGCTCTTTTGTTAATAATGGGACCCATTGGTATTTTATTCGGATTACTCATTTACTTTTATTGGAAAATGCCATCTACATGTAAACCAGATAAACGAGTTGCCACGTGGACATCAGATTGTAAACCAGCTACATGTGTTGACTCAGAGGCTCTGCCAAAAGACAAGTGTATCAGGTATCACCGTTGTGATCATCAATTTGGACCAGATTATTCAACTCGTGATGCAGATCCAGGAAATGAACTTATTAAAACGTACACATCAGAAAAATGTACAAGTCCTGAAATTAATCTTTGTTGGGATGATGATTTTGAAAAATGTTTTAATGTTAGGGGTCATTAATCATTTCCATAATTCTTTTAGTATTATTGGGATTACTTGGATCCCACAACTTTTCAACCGACTGTTTGTGCCAGTACAATAGTTTTGCAACCATTCTAACATGTATTTTAGCGCGGGATTTTCTAGTATTGTACCATACTATAAAATCTTTGAATGCTTGAATTAAACCATCTTCTACTTGTTCTTTCCAGAGTCTTGGGAAAGTTTCCATTCTCCAATCAATATTATTTATTACACATGTAGACATTTCATAGAGTTTTTCAATTGATTTGAATTGTATGTGACGACGGTTAGTTCTTAAAAAAACTTCATTATCCGCCCCGACTATTATAGTATAAGACCCATTTGAAAGTAATAGCGCCATTATTTTCTTACTGTATTATAAATGATAAAGTTACTTTTAATACTACTTTTACTTATTTTGGTAATGTGGGCAACCAAAGGTGGTTCAGTGCCCGATGAAGAACGCCAGGATCATATTGTTCCAAGGTATCACCCCGTTTACCTCGATGCACAGACCCCATATCTCAATGAACAAATCATGTACAGCGAATGGCCCCAAGAAATATCTTCTTCGTTGTAAGTAAATGAACTTTGCTAATATACTTATTCTTGTACTCTTGGCGGCTCTTTTGTTCATGGCACTGCGTCCAGTTCAGACGGTTAAACAGGTTACATTTGAAGGTGTCGATGCAAATGGGTGGGGACTTCGATCAGGCTGGCCAGTCACATGGAACTTTGATTGGGGTGGTGGTCCAGGATATGACCGTCACGAAATTTTAACTCGTCGAGGACCCTATAATATGGGTGGACGACGCCGTTATCGATAAACCAAACTTTTTATTCATAAATTTAATAGCCTGAGCAATACTTGGTTTTGACCAAAGTAACCAACGTGACCAGAATCCAGCAGTGGCTATTCCACCTTTGGTCCAGTTTTCTCTAGAACGATGCCTAATAAGATAAAGACGCATCCTATTTGGGTCTTTATGTTGTGTAAAATTTTGATACCCAGTTGCGCCGAAATCGACGTGACGACCATTTTCTAAGACGATGCGGTATTTTTTAGCGGACAAGGGACTTTTTTTTAAAATAATCATTGTTACAATTACACTAGATGTTTTCTACACACGGCTCTATAAATATCGGCTGCACCAACTAGCTCCTGAAGTGTATCTCCAATTGTCCGTTTCGTAAATGGTCCCAGTGTTCCATCCATACATTCCATGCACAGCGCCTTGAGCTTGGTGACGTCATCCGCCAAAGGAATTAGTAGTAGTAATTCTCCAAATACATGTTGTCGAAAATCTCCATCCAGTCCCGCGAGTATCACGTGCTTGTTGTCCTTCATTGCTTGTTCCACGAAAAAACGCAAGTTTCCAAAGAATTGCGTCTCATCAACTGCAATAACTTTAGCATTTTGGTACTGTTTACATGTAGTTATTTCAAGTAAATTACACGTCTTCAGACATTCAAAAGTATCCTTGTCATGCGTCTCCAAAACACTCTCTTCATTCCTGGTATCCTTGCTTGAATTTATTACTAGTACCTTGTCACCTATAACTTGGTGTCTCTTCAACCGCCTAATTAATTCGGAAGATTTTCCTGAAAACATTCCACCTATAATAATTTCTAGTTTGCCACACATCTCTCTTTTAATCACTGGTGTTTGAACGTTTAATTACCATTTCAAACTGAGATTCCAAGTTGATACACTTTGACACGATACTGGTAAAGTATGGGTTGAATGGGTAAACCGAAAGAATATTTTCAAAGTAAAACTTCATAGCATCCGATTCAACACCAGTTATCCTATACAGTACATTTTTAGGATCCTCCCATGTAGTCACCAGTATATTGAGATTGTCCCTGACTGGAAGAATCCACTTTGGATCCTTTTGACACTGTAGTTCCCACTCACTTGGTGGGTTTCCCGGTGGTGGAGGCAATGGGGGAAGTCCCGGGGGCAAAGGTGGTGAAAACGAGTTGATGCGTTTATTCAGCATCTTGACCGCCTTGGGAAGACGACGTTCCTTGCCCCATACCTCAATGACACCGCGTTCAAAGTCATACCAGAGATAATCGCACCCAGAGAGTTCAGTCATGCGTTTGAGATGACATCCTTCGCGGCCGATAAACATTTCTGGTTTGATATACTTGGGAAGAGAGACTTGGGTATAGAATGCATTGGGAGGATCATATTCAGGCATGTTGCTTCTTTTTATTAGTAGTTTGTTTATTTCCTAAGTACGTTTTAAACACATTTTTTAATATTTATATATTATATGTCTGATGATCCACAAAATAGAAAAAAGAAACCACCACGTATTTGGCACTTACAACATGAAAAAATTTTAAAGGAATGGGGTGAAGCTTCTTCGTGTTATAGACTTATGCATTTTAGGGCATATCAGATTAATAAAAATTGGAGTATGGGTTTTACGTTACCAGTTATCATAATTAGTACTATTACCGGAACTGCAAACTTTGCCCAAAAAACATTCCCAAACTCGTGGGTCGCCTATGTCCCTTCCGTAATTGGAGCCTTCAATCTGTTTGCCGCCATCATGACAACTGTGGCACAATTTTTAAAGGTTACAGAATTGATGGAGGGACATCGCGTTACAAGTATTCAATATGGTAAATTGGCGCGTAAAATTCGATTGGAATTAACTCTTCCTAGTTCCGAACGCACACAACATGGTGATAATATGGTTGAAATATGTAGAGCTGAATATGACAGACTTATTGAACAGTCTCCACCAGTTCCCAAGGATATAATTCTTTATTTTGATAATAAATTTCCAATAACTAGTAATATTAGTAGACCTGAATTATCTACTATAAGACCTATTGATTTATTTGATAGTGAAAAAGATGAGGAACGTATAAAACTTAAACATGAAAAACTAAAAAAAGAAACAAATGAGAGACTCAAAGGTGTAATTGCAAGATATCAACCGGGTAAACAAGAAGTTATTTCGGAATTAAATAATCTCGGAAGACAAAATCTTGTAACAAACAGAGTGCCATCACATCCAGCAGATTTATCTGGAGAGATAGAGGTTATAGTTGAACCTTCAATTTAAAAATAAATGGTACTATAAATGGATTCTCTACAAATATTTATATGGGTTTTAACTATTATTAGTCTTATATTATTTTTAATACCATACTTTAACAAGAAATTAAAACCAGACCAGCTTCAAAATATGCATATTATTAATAATATTTTATTATTCGTATTGGTGATGACACTTGTTTATACATCTAAACGATAAAGTCGAAACTCAATAAATGATTGTAAGATGTCCCCATTGTCAAGACTTTATTGAGATACTTGAAATTAAATGCGCCATATTTAGACATGGAGTATTTAAAGATGGTCTAAAACAAATTAACCCACATGAAACTAAAAAACAGATTGAAATTTATAAACAACAAGATATAATTTATGGATGCGGTGGACCATTTAGATTGGTTGGAGAAGTTGCCGAAATATGTGATTACATCTAGAGTGTTATTTTAACAGATTTATATGTCAACATTTCTAAATTAACCTTGTTGTACTTGAGATGATAATACATGTTATTTTTTATAATTTTTACCAAGGAGCAATTTTCTTCTTTTAATTTAAATTTTATTAGTGAATCAGCAGGTTTTAGATTTTTATCAGCTAATAATATAATACTTTCATCATTAAATGAAACAATATATTCATATGGAATGAATGAATTTTTAATTTCAATACCATCATCATATAATGTTAGATTTTTGTAAACTTTTTTGTATTTACCTAGATATCTTTTGAATACAAAGTACAAGTAATGTAATAGTACCTGTAAAAGTGTTCGCGTCAACCGTATATTTTTGACATCTTCAATTGTATAATTCATCTGGATACACAGGAAGGATAACTTTCTAACAAGTGGCATACATAGTATTATATAGTATTATAATTTATCTTTTTAATTACCTGTTTCTTTTTTAAAAAATATTACTTGTTAGGAAATGTATTAAAGAACTAGTTATTATTAATAGTATAAATGGGAAACAATCGTAAAAAACCAGAGGAAGTCAAGGTAGAACCAGTGGATACTAGAACCAATGCGGATAGAACAGATGCCGAAAAAAATAAAATTAAACAGGCAAATCTTGCAAAGGCTAGACCAGTGCAAGCAGCTGAAAACAAAGAGATAAATGACCGAAAGCGTCAGAATCGTAAAGAATCAGGGAGTACCAAACAACTTAGTTAGATATTGAACTTTATAAATGAGGTACACCAGTAAAAATAATAAAATTAAATTAAAAGCTACACCCGTGAGTAGGTAAGGATAAGCTTTGCGTTTCATTGGTTTTAGAACTCGATCCTTTAGTGCGTCGTTTTCGAAAATCATATCTATCGCTTGATTAGTAAGGTGATCCATGGATCGATATGTTACTATTAAACCACAAAAAGAAAATGAAGAAATAATCGGAAGGGACCAGTACTTGAAAAATATTAAAAGTCTCTTAGAAACAAATAATTCATTTTGTGTGTATGGTGCATTAGGAATTGGTAAAACTTTTTTATTAGAACATGCCCTGTCTGACGTAAACTATATTGAACTCACTTCAGAAAATCTTAAAAGTGATTTTCTTGAACGAATCAAGACGACACGGGTCCATGTACTTGCTGATGATTTAGAAGTAACCGAACCACTTTCACGTGGCTCGACAATACTTGTTTCAAATAAAATTGTAGAAAATTTCAACTGTATGAAGATTGAACCACTGGTACTTGATGATATAATTACAATTGGTACCAAACGATTCCCAAAACTAAGTAACCAATATATTAAAAGATGTGCAGTAGATTGTAAAGGTAACATTCGGCATTTTTTATACTTGTTGGAAAACTTTACGAGTAAAAGAGATTTGTTCAAGAGTCCCAAGGATTTGGTATATGATCTAGTGTGTCAAGATGGAGAAGTAGATCCACGAGATTATATTGGAAAACATGTTACAGAACATGGGTATTCATGGGGGATAATACATGAAAATTATACTGATATACCTGATATAAATATTGAACAAATGGCGGAATACATGTCACACGCAGATCTCAAAGATGTTGATATTTATAATGGGTACTCGCATGCTAACATATTTAGTCTCTTTGGTGTTATTTTACCGGCTATTTCGATTGACCACCGACTAGAGCGTGAACATATGCGACCAGGAAGTGCGTGGACAAAGTTTAATAATTACAAGATGAGATTTAGACGATATCAATCCATGACAAATCGTAAAATTAAGTCAATAATGGATGTAGACTCACTCATGGTTATTTCACAATATTGTAAAAATGATCCAAATGGGGTCATAGATTTATTAAATGTTTACGGATTTGAATCAGCGGATATTGATATGATGAATCACATTTCTTTGACGAATAAAATTAAACCAAGAATTTTACAGACTATCAAGAATAAATTAAAACTTCTTTGTAAAGAATAATCAAGTAATTTTGGACTGCTTGTCCCTGTATCTTTTTATTAAAACTAGTATTCCAACAACAACAAAGAATATACATGTATACGTGTACCAATTGTAACCTTCTTTTCCAACAACTTGTGGATAGACTCTTTTCATACGTTCATAATCTATTACTGGCGGATGTTCCATTGTACGTTACAAATAATAAAAATACTTGATAATAACATACAAAGTACCTAAAGATTTTAGTTGTACTTTATTATATGGAAACATTGTACTCGCGAGATAAGAGTGGAAAAATTAGATTCTGGAATATATCAGTAGACAATGACCCATCTGGCGTCTTCATCACTAGACGATATGGACAAAATGGAGGAAAAGCGACGGTTACTTCAACTGAGATTACTTCTGGCAAAAATATCGGTCGCTCAAATGAGACTACAAAACTTGAACAGGCTAATCTCGAAGCTATGAGTCTCTGGAAGAAACAAATTGAAGCTGGGTTTACAGTTGACCAAGAAAGTAACCAAGTAGTCACCACTATCTTGCCAATGTTGGCCAATAAATGGGACGTTAAAGCTCACAATATTTCAGAACCTTTTTTTGTTCAGCCCAAACTTGATGGTGTTCGAATGATTATTGGAAGACATCAAGGAACTCTAAAAACTTTGAGCCGAACTGGAAAAGTTTTTAAAATGCCCCACATTGAAGAAGTTATTGGACCACTTTTACACGAGGGTCAGTTTCTAGATGGTGAGTTATTTTCTAGTGAGTTGACATTTCAAGAAATTACCGGGGTCTGTGGAGCCAAGAAGAATACTTCACAACATCTTGATAAAATAAAGTTTCATGTGTTTGACTATTTTGATTTAAACTTTCCAAATCAAACATTTCAAAAAAGGTCAATTGAGTTGCACACTAGATTTGCAGATGTGTGTGTACTAGTAGCAACTTTTATACTTTTTAAAAAGAATGAAGTACAAATGTGGCACGATAGGTTTGTGAGTCAGGGCCATGAAGGTATTATGATTCGCGACTCACAAGGAAAGTACACATTGAATCAACGCAGTAATCATCTTCTCAAACTAAAAGCATTTCAAACTGAGGAGTATACGATAATTGGAGCATCAGAAGGGAAAGGTTCTGATGCTGGAACTGTTATATGGGTATGTGCAGGTCCCAAGGGTTCATTTAGTGTTAGACCCAAAGGAACACGAGATGAACGAACTTTGTGGTTTCAAAACTATGAAAAGTACCTGGGTAAAAAACTTACAGTTCAGTTTCAAAACTTGACAGATGGCGGTATACCGCGTTTTCCAGTAGGTCTAACAATTCGGGACTATGAGTAATATATTACTATAAGTAAATGTCAGTTCCTAAAAATACTAAACTTTATGAAAAGGTTAAACTTTTTATTTATAAAAAATATCCAGTACATTCTGCTTATCGAAGTGGTCTCATGGTAAAAAAGTATAAACAACTTGGAGGTACATACATTGGAAAACAAAAGGGACCTCTTGCACGATGGTTCAAAGAGAACTGGAAATCAGATACAGGACACTATGGGTACACGAGTAAATCTTCAGTGTACAGGCCAACAAAAAGAATTTCAAAAAATACTCCTAAAACTTTTTCAGAATTGTCACAAAAAGAAATTTCAAGAGCCAAAAGAAAAAAGTATAAAATGGGGCATGTTAATTTATTTTAGTGGATAACAGTATGAAGATTCTTTATAAAAATTTACCATTTAAAACAAATAGAAATGTACTTGCGAAAATGAATGCGGGAATTAATGCGCCAAATAATTTAAATAATAGATTGGCAAATAAAGTTCAAATTACAACACTTCATTTGCCGAGTGTTGTGTACCACATGTCACTTACTCCTATAAAAGAGTTTACACCAAATAGGATATTTTATGTTTCATTTAGTAAAGACCAAGCATTTTTACATGTGAGTCAATACCTTAGTAAATTACAGAAAAAGATTAATAATAAGAATGATACTAAAATTTACCTGTACACACTCAAACCTAAAAAAAGAAATATACAAGCCATTGTGTTTGATAAAAATCATCGTCCCAAAAATATTTCAAATGCAATTGGATTAAAATTTAATACATTTTCACAAAAATCTCAAATGAAAATGTCAATGGGTGGAGCTGTAAATAAAACTAATATAAACTCTGCAAACTTTAAAGAAGGTTCTGGTGATAATATGTTATTAGGACATTTATTATGTTCGAAAACCGGAATAAATGGTATTCGAAATACAATTAATCAAGATGAACTTGCAATTTGTAATCCTAGAAACTTTTTTACAGTATTTGATAGAGAAGACCTTGATGTTGGATTTAGAACAGAAAAAAGAATAAATGAAAACCATCCGTTATGGATAAATTATATACAAGGTAAAAAACCTAGAAAAATAATTTTACCGCCTAAAAAGGGACAATTATCATTTTATAATACTGTAAATCTTCCAAGAAGAATAGAATTTAGAAGAAATGTAAACGGTGAAATGAAGTATGTAGCACGAGGAAATGTTTTAAAACTTTTACATAAATATGGTACAAGTAAAATACAAGAGGCTCGTGCAAAACAATCTATTAGTAAATTAACCTCTGAAGGAAAAATTCTTTTAAAACGTTTAGGTAAAATGAATTTTGGAAATATTTTAAAACATTTAACCGGTAAAGTATTTAAATCCAATAAAGATATATCGGAAAAAATAAAAAAAAACTTGAAAAAGGTATTATAATAATGTAACTGTCGGATAACTGTCAGTGAACCAAACCCAGTAGAACCAAACCCAGCAGAACACAACTTAGCTGTCCAGCTAACAATAATCTTTTAATAATGTAATGTTAAACGTAAAGGGAGCTGTTCTTTTTTGAATACTTTGTTTTACTTAAATTGTACAAACGAACACAAACTCTTGAGATGATATCACTTGTTGTTGCTCCTCTTATGATTTTACTCGCAAACTATTTTGCTAGTACCCCTACTCAATTGTTTATAGCATTTTTAATTATGGAATTACCACTTTCTCTTTATGGGTACAATATTTCACCAAATGCTTCTGTGATAGAGAGACTCGTGGTGGCATCAACATTTGGTGTAACGGCATCACTCATTGGAAAAACCTAATAACAGCTTTCATTATTATTTATTTATTAGACCCATTTTTCATTAATTAATTTAGCACGGACACTCTGAACTTTAACAGGTTGTTTCTTCCAAAAAGACTTGTGATCTGCTTGATAAAGTTCCCAGTCATCAAGTGTCTCGGTATCAATTTTTGGGGTTTCAGCACCTGGTGCCAAATTCAAGTGAAGTATCATGTTACATTTTTCAAACTCTTTATCATTGAGACAGGCAATAGTGTATCCAATATCAAACTTTTCTGCCCCAATTTCTACCCATATGTGCCAACAGGTTTCTTTATTTAAAGAACAATACCCTTGAACTAGCTTGGTAGTGAACCCACTTTTTGCTAATATTTCATTCAATAAAATAGGCGCAGCAATACCGCATGAATCTATTTTATGGAGTTTTAGTTTAAGAGCCAGTCTCTTTTGTATGAGGGCTACGCCCTCGGTTAAGAGTCTCTTTTGTATGAGGGCTGCCATTATATTTTATATGTTTTTTGTTTTTAAGCCCCGCATCCACATCCACCCTTGGGTTTTGGACGCGGTTTCGGTTTTGGACGTGGTGATTTTTTCATTTACTAGTTACAATTATTTTTTTTTTCTAGTTCTCATCCACCTCACACTCCTCCTCTCCATCATCCGCGTCATCTGCTGCTGGAGGAGCATCGACATTCTGAAAGGCAAAGCGGGGAAGTTTCTTGGATGGCTCAAGAAGAACCTGTTCGAGACGAACACTTACTCCAAACTTGTTATCAATGAACCAAATTTGGGCAATAGTAATGAGACATTTAACGCGCTGACCCTTTTCAATTGAGGTCAACTCAACATTCTCACGTTGATAGTTATACGCCTCTGCCTGAAAATTACCCGTCTTGGCATCTTGGAGAACCTTGAGCTTGATGGTACCGGGATACTCACCCTTGCCAGGTTTCACCAGGGGCTTGTAGAGAGCCTCCTTGATGACGGGAATACCATACTTTTTACCGAGCCACTCAACCGAGTTATCGGCAACAGTCTTGATGATGATATCATCCAGCTCCTTCATTTTATTCATGAAGTTGGCAATCTCGGGCTCAGCATCAAAGGATAAATCAAGGGAGTAAGTGATTTTTTTGGAAGCTTCATCGGTAAATGTACCCAGGCCAAATGGGGCACGCATCTTTGGAATCTCCAGCTGAATCTTGCGGCTGTTGGGACCATTGAGGTAGACAGATTTACCACCATTCTTATTCTTACGAAGATTGGAGAAGATGACAGAGGAGGCAAGGAAGTCAGTCGATTGCTGAATTGAGAGAGCCATTGTACTTTGTTACTATATACTAGTTTGGAACCTTTAACTAATTCTAAAAGATTTCTCAGGGTAATATAAATGAGTATGTTCCAAGATTGTGGTTGCGGTTGTAATGGAAAAAAGCAGGAGGCAAAATTGGGTGTCTCATTTATTGCGGCACTTTTGTTTTTCTTGGTATCGAGTCCTGAAATGTATCAGTTGACGCGTCGTATCTTTGGAGAATGGGTCAGCAGCCCAACTGGATGTTCAAACATGGCTGGACTCGCTTTACACGCAGTTGTATTTCTCTTAATAACATGGGGACTTATGAATGTAACTGCAAAGAAAATGTAAACTAATACTAATGGTACTAACAATTGTACTGTTTCTTGTACTTGTTTGTTTACTGTACTATGGGTACCGTACAGTAACTGATACCAAGTTGATACCAGATTGGGTCTATTTTTGGAAAACTAAAAAAGAAAAAGGAGACGCAAAGGGAACTCTTCAACAGCCAGCTCCTGATACATCTGCACTTGGGTACTGTGATTTTGAAGGTGAAGACTTGTATTCGGGAGACGTGTACACATTTGATGGTAAAAAGGTTTCAGTGGATGTTTCTCCGATTCTTTGTAGTACATGTAATCAATTTATTTACAAGAATGATGATGGTTGTGTATCGTATATATTTGATAAACTTGAAAACACAAATATTGATGATACAGGGTTACTAGATAAACTTTGCGATCCAGCCCATCCAGAACGAGATAAAACATGTATTCAGCCACATGGTACATGTACACCAAGTTTAGCTCCCTCGAAAAAATGCGCATTTTAATTTATTGTACAAGTTTAATGATTATAAAGGAAGATATTAAGCCACATGAATTAGTTACTGTGTTAGTTGAAGAAGAGATGATAGCCAAGGTTCTTTCTAATGAAGGTGATTACCTCTTGGTAACATATTTGTCTCCATCAGATAAGGTGTACAAGAGAGCAAAAGTTTTTAAATTTGAGGCCAAGGTGGAACGTGTTGACTTTGAAAGTCTCACTAGTCATCACCCGGATGTGATTGACGTGGCTGAACTTGGACTTTTTAACGTAGGAACAAATATGTTTGTGTACGAAGAAGATATTGATAGTGAAAGCGAAAGCGAGGTGGAGACTGATGACAGTGACTCGGACTCGGCAGGAAGTCTCGATGATTTTGTTGTTCCAGATGATCAAGATGTTTGTCTAAAACCATGTGATCATCAAGAAATTGATGAAGCTTGGGGATCGTGGAAACCTTCAAGTGCAGGAGCCAAAAGATTCAAACAAAGAGTTGACCAAATTGAAGCATATATGAATAATGAGATTGACGAAAAGTTTATTTTTAAAAATAAATCAATATAAAGTATGAAAAAACATTTTTTTTTAAAAAAACTACTTATAAATAATTAGTACAATATAATAAATGGAACCCGTGGAACCGTGTAACAAGTGTGCTTCTTGTATGGGATTTCCTGGGTTTGGACAATGTGCTTGGTGGGAAAGGGAACGTTTAAAAAGTAAGTAATTATCTTTTACAATATACTATTATAGCCTGTGGAAAGTATAACCACTTTTCTAGTGTCCAATCAACTTTTCTATGATGAACTTGAAACTGAGTTGCCAAGTGGTCAACTATCTTTTTGAACCTTGCAATGGATGGATCAATATCAAATGAATACTCAAAGGCTATATGTGTAACATATGATGGCCATTTTTCAATTGATTCAAGAAGTTCAATTTCAGCACCTTCTATATCAATCTTGATACCATTGGGTTTGAATTCTTCTAAAACTTTTTTAAAGTTTCTAACATTTATTTTAATACTTTGTCGTCCTCGTTTCTTGAATATTGTGTGACGATACTTGTTGTAATCACCTTTACATAGATACAAATCAATTGATGAATCTGGACCGGCAACAACACCCTCTTGAAAAACTATAGTATTCTTTGAATCATTGAGCGTAATATTTTCACCTAACAATTTGAAATTATCAGGTTCTGGTTCAAAAGAAACAATATGTGAACCTTTTGAAGAAGCCAAACAAGTAAATGTTCCAATGTTTGCCCCAAGGTCAAGCCAAATTGGACAATCCTTTATAAAGAATCCAAATTTTTTATGTTCGTATACATTTCTTTTTATAACCTCTTCAATAACTTTTTGGTCGGTAGTACCGGGACGACTATTGAAATTCATTATCTAATTAGTGCTTAATCTTTCTATATTCATTTTTGGGACACGTTTTTTTAAACACAGGTTTTTTAAAAAAGGCACTTAGTGCTCAATCTTTCTATATTCGCTAGGAAACCAGACTTTCCATGTGTTTCGAGTAGTTGGAAAAACATAAACCACATTTGGGTCATTCCACTTTTTAATATCTTGGTATCCCTCCTTCCATATCACCACCGGCATTTTTTTCTGGATTCCAGTCTTGAATGGATTTCCACACGTAAATGCAGCAATTGCGTAATGGTCATGTTCTAAACGAGTCTTCATACTAAATAGTTCACGGTACCTAACTTCACTCCATGCCACATGCATGTGACCCGTTTCAAAGTTTTGGTCTTGGCACTCTGGATAATCCTTTTCAATGTTAAATCTAACTTCTTTTTTTATCTGTGTACGATCCGGTTGCGCATATGTAAATGAAGAAACTGAAATATTTTTCAGAATACCAGTTATAACCATATTTTTTGGGTACTTACCCTTTTTCATATTGTGTTCAAGAAAATTCACAAGAGCATCCCTGGATTTAAATTCCTTGGCCTCCACCTTTTCAACATGAGAATCATCATTCGCAGAAAACTTTCTCTTGCCATATACAATTGCATTCTCAATACATTTTCTTGATTCAAGGTTAGGTATTATACTTTTAATAATAGAATTGTTATTAATAAATGAAGACTGAATAGCATAGTCAACATCTGCAGACCAGTATGTATCAATTTTGGGGCACCCTTCATAATTTCCAAATATACGCATAGCCTGCATAAGAGTCGTTTGGTTTGCAGCCTTTGATGGTTTATAAATCATACCAGTGAGTATACACTGTTTAGGATTTTCTATAGAAGTCCTAAATGAAACGGCACGTGAAGCCATAAGACCCGAGATGATAACAACAGGTTTGGTTCCTTCACTATTGGCAATTTGATTCATGGTTTTAGATAATGGATGTTTATATTTATTAGACTGATCACTATTTATAATATAAACATCTACTTGCCCGGAAAATGCAGCCTCAATTTTATTTTTAATACTAGTTTGTTTTTTGTTTTTTGATTCCATATTTATAAGCGTCACATTCTTGTAATCACCTGTATCCTTGACAAAGAGTTTTCCAAGGATACCAATAAGTTCTTCAAGATCATCTTCAGAAACAATGTGTCTTTCTAAAAGATTACTAGGGGCACTGTACCCACGATATTCTGGTTTTGGTTCAAGTTTAATAACCCTATCATAAAACTGTTCTGGAACATTAAAATTAGAAAATGGCGTGGCGGTACATTCATACCTTCGTTCAGCATCATGCATAATAACATCAATCTTATTCATAACAGGTTTACCTTTTTCCTTGATAAATATATCCGCCTCATCCGTAACAACAATTTGCCTATATTCAATGGGTAATTTAACTATATGATTCAATTGGGGAACATTTGCAATAGCCACGTGTACTGTAAAATGGGAAGTTGGATTTAATTCAAGTTTTTCAAGTGTATTAATCGCATATTTTGGAAAAGGAAGGTAATTGAAAATATAATCGGTAAAATTTGGTATTTCTAATTCATCACAAATATCTTTTACATCGGTACAAAAACTAGGGTAATCACGAGATATATTCTGAAGAAGAGAATCTGTACGCTCCATGAGCAAGTGAATAGTATTCTTCTTCAAAACAAAGGCGGAGTACCAAAGTAAAACAAATTGAACAAATGATTTACCCGATTGAGGAAACCCAAATAGCATGATTCGTGTTTCCTCATCAGTTGGAAAAATAATATTAGCCTTGATTTTTAATTTTTCAAAAATTTTTAAAATGTTTTCATCCATGGGATTTCTAGGCTTTGTAGTTATAGGAACATATGGGATACCGTCAATGATAATAGGGTTAGGTTCGTGTCCAGTTACAGGAACATACTGAATAATAAAGCCATCTTCATAAGATATAACAGTGGGAGTAAAGAGAGATTGGTCGAGCACGTTTTGTATGGATGGTGTCATCTTGTTGTTGTTTGCTTGTTGTTTTTATTAGTAGTTTATTTATAAACTAAGTATTTTTTAGACGCATTTTTTTATTTAAAAAATTGTCTTGCATAAATATAAATGGACGTTCGCGACCAGAAACTTGGAACATTTACAGATTCATTTGATAAAATAATAACAGAAGATACTGAATATTTAGATGAAAATGGAGAAATTCTTTTTATATTTCGTAAGAATGTTATACCTGTAGACTTGGCAAAAATTGCATGGGATACATTCAATAAAGTTGCCAGAAAGAAGAATGATAATAGGGGACTTGCAGCGGGTCTCTTACCAGATGGTAATGCAAAGAAGAAGGATAAATACGGCGTGACTCGCGGTAATATTAGTCAGTCAAATATAGTTGGTTTTTTTGATAAACCAGTTATTCAGGACAAGAAAAAGTTTCCTGGTAAAAGTGTTTGTCGTTTGACTTCATTCAATACAAAGAATTTAGAGGCGTTTGAAAAGGCGGTTCCATTTTTTCAGTGTATCAATGAAGTGTATCGTCAAAACGCCCCCGAATGTTATGCGAGACAACTTGGTGAATCAAAAAGGTGTCATCAAGAACTTATAATAAGAGATACTGTTTTTAGTACAGTTACGTGTAATTACAACTGGAGAACAGCTGCCCACACTGATAAAGGTGACTACGTACAGGGTCTAGGAAATATAACAGTAGTGAGTCCTGACGGGCACATAGGTGGAATACTTGGGTTTCCAAAGTATAATATAGGCGTTGATATTCAATCTCGCGATGTTCTTCTTATGAATAGTCATCAAATTCACTGTAATACAGCAATAACTTCGGGTGAAAGGTTATCCTTTGTATGTTATCTACGTGAAAACATGTACAAGTGTACTAATAAAATATCAGATGTTTTTTATACAAATTAACGACCACCAGCACGTCGTTTTTTCCCCCGTGATCGAACCTTCATGCTTGGAACAGCCATCGCAGCTTCACCTATAATTTTACCACCAGCCCCAAAAGTTTTAGGAATAACTTTATGAGTGTTAAGAACAGCAACAATTGGTTTTACTACATTTGTCTTAAACTTAAAATTTTCTTTTTTAGGCAACACACGTCCTAAACGATTTCTCCAAGTAGACTTATTGTTTGGTTCATAACCAAATAATTTTTGCAGGCGTGTAGGTGCCACAGCTTGAAATAAAGTAGACCTATTTTGATTAGCTTTTTTCTGTAATAAAAGTAAAAGTTTTCTGTTATTTGCAGTTAGTTTTCTGTTATTTGCAGTATTATTGAGGCGCCGCGGGTTAAATATTTCTTGTTTTAATAAATTTTTATTTGGACGAACTATCGCATTTACAGCAACTTGTAAATTTATTTTATTACCATTAGTACTTAGTCCACTCACTGCATTAAAATATTTTTTATATTTGATTAATCCAGAATTGTTAAAAAATTTTTGACGAATATTATTTTTTGTTTTGATTGCATCGGGGATTACAACACGACGCATAGCTTTTATTGGTTCTTTTGTAACTATATTTACAGCTTTCATAAAAACACCTGCTGTTCTTCCACCTTTTGTAGTAAATTTATCAACGTTTTTTAATGCTTCAATACCTTTATTTAAATAAACATGATTTTTATCTGGATGATGTCTCTTATATGCATTTAAAAGGGCTATTATTAATAATAGTGGACGGTCTAAAAATGAATTATCATGAATACGCGGTGCAATTTCACTAGAAAATTCTGATAATAATTGATTAATTAGGCATTTTATTTCAGGTGATAAAGTTTTCCATTTCCACTGTGCACCTTCCTTAGCAACTTGTGCAGCTTGTGCAATAAGAACTCCATAAAAATATTTGCCATGTAAATCTGTAAAATTATGGCATACTGCAGCTACAACTCCAGTAGCCAACAACTTTGCTACACTTGATATAAGCTTACTTGGATTATTATACATAGATCTAACTGTATTAACATGAGGTTTATATGTTACATATCTAATAAGGTTTTTTAATGTTGATTTATCCATTTGCTTTAAAATTAAAGGTTTGAAACCGTGTAATACTCCTATTTTATAATTTCTAATAATCTTTTGTTTGTTATTTGAGAGTGGTACATTTGTAGTTCCAGATTTAGCTCGTAGTATATTTCCATAATTGTTTAGTAATGTTGCCATCTGTTTACCAAGTATTGTACCATTCATTTCAGCTTCTTTAGAATTAGTATAAGTTTTCTTTTTATGTATAGAAATAATATATAATAAAGTTTGCAACTGTTTTAGTTTTTCATTCGTTAGGGTTACATTAACAACTTTTCTTAATTTTGAATTACCTAATTTGTTTAATATTAAATTTTTCAATCCTAAATTTGAATTTTCATTACCTAATTTTTTTAATAATCCAGTACCGTAAATTATAGATTTTATAAATTTTTTCTGTTCTATTTTTTGTCTCAAATGCTTAGCATATTTTGTTGATATTTCTTTTTTAGAATAATATTTTTTTTGAGTTTGATAATTTTTGTTTTGTAAATTAAAAAATAATTGTCCTATATTTTTTCCAATTTCTGTACCATGTGCTTCTGTTCTATTATTCACTGATTTATATAAATTTTTTAGTAGTTTATCAACTGTTTCAGGATTAACCTGAATCTTTCTAGCAATTAAATTTGAAGTTGGTCTCCTAATTTTTTGTGCATTATATGTTTCCCATCCATTTTTTATACCTTGTACAAATGGGGATGATTTTGCATAGGGCATTTGTTTTACGTAACCATAAACTTTTACTATTAATGTAAATATTTTTTCTATAACATCTTTACCTACTTGTACTTGATTATTTTCAGTTGATTTTGAAGAATTAAAAAGACTTTTTATAACATTGACTAATTCAGTGTGTAATATTGTACGTTCTCCTTGTTCTTTTGATAATCCTGCATATGCGAGTATTTTATTAGATACTGTTTCAGAATTTTTTTGTGCAAATCCCTTCCCAAGTCCTGTATATCTACCAAACTGTTCTCTTGTTGTTAATGGTTTAAAATTTTGTTGTAAAGCTTCATATTTGTCTTTTACTTGTGTTTTTCTTGCTTTTTGCAATTCTTTAGTATTATTAGCCGGTGCGCGAGCCAATTCGTTTAATGTATTATGATAAATTTTATATTGTTTAATATATGTTACTTTATTTCTTCGTTCCTGTTCCTTTTTAATTAGTGCTTCTTGATTGACCGGTTTGGCTGCTTTTAATTCTTTTATCGTAGTAGTTAATTTTTTTATTTGTTCATATGTACGTGTAAGACCAACTTTAGGTTTAGTTCTATATTCTATAGCTTCTCCCCATGACTCATGTTTATTATTTATTTCTTTGTTTTTAGCTTTTATCTCGTTAAATTTTTGTTCATTAGTCATATTAGTTCTATTTCGTATTTTATCAAATGCTGCTTTTTTTTCTTTCCATTTTCTTATTTCTTCGTTTTTTTCTCGTACTTGCTTATTATCATTTTTGTTTATATAAGTTTGCAATAATGTTTTTAATCTGTCTAATGTTAATTCATTTTTATACATAGACCGCGGCCCATAAATATTCTTCTTTTTAGAAGCAGGTGACGGTGACGGTACACGATTACCTAATGGTCTTGTATTTGTTACAGGTGTAGCACTCATTTATTATACACTAATATAAAAAAAATGTCTCAAACATACTTTATATAAAAATAAATTAATAGTAAACAACAATGATTTGCGCAATCTGCCTGGATGAAATAATAAATCCAATGAAACTCCTCTGTAAACATGAATTTTGTAAAATATGTATATGTAATTCTCTTGTAAACTGTAAAAACCAATGTCCCCTGTGCCGTGGATACACATCCATAAAGAATTGTGAAGATGCACTTCGACTAATTAGAGGAGATCTTAAAGCCGAACAGTTTTTAAAGCTTTATTCTTAATTTTTTAAAAAAAAATATTATAAAAAAATGCGTCTGAAAATGAGTTAAGAATAAAACGCACTAAATATAAAAGAGAGAATAATGAACGAACTCCTTGAAGAGGCCCTGACGCATTTTGAACAGTTTCGAAATGTAATCGAAGAAAAAGAAAAGGAAATAAACAGCGTTTACTTTTGCAAATGTGGAGGAATCAAGGCGACTGGTTTCGGAAATCTTCCCGTCTGCACTACTTGTGGAGTTGTTGAAGGGTACTATATCGATGAAAGTGCCGAGTGGACCAGTGGCGTATCGGAAAGCGGGGTGGTTTCAGATCCAGCTCGTTGTGGAATGCCATCTGACACTGAACTCTTTTCAGCCGCCTGGGGAGCTGGTCTTGTTATAAATTCTAAAGGTGGGAGTTATGCGGTTCGAAGGATGGCCAAGATTAGTTTTCACAATTCCATGAATCACAAGGATCGCGCACTTTTTCATGCGTACAAGGATATTGAACTTGCCGCCCTAACGCGTTTAAACTTGCCTGGTACAGTTATTCGCGACGCCAAGGTTATGTACAAGAAGTTTAATGCAGACAAACTAACACGTGGTGCGGTTCGTGCTGGTATCAAGGCTAATTGTGTTCTCACCGCGTGTAAACTGGCAAGTATTCCGAGAACCACCAAGGAGATTGCCGATGCTTTTGAAATACCATCAAAGGATATTTCTAGAACATCACAAATGTTTCGAGAGACTCTTTTAGGTGTTTCTGAAGCCCCACAAAAGATTACAAAGGCTTGTGATGTTCTTCCCAGAATATTTAATGATTTTAAAATGATTGATGAAGCGACAAAGCGACAATTGGCTTCCAAGTGTCGAAAGATTTGTACACGTCTCGAACCCTGTGTCGAACTCATGGGAAAGACTCCCAATAGTATAGCATCCGCTGTTATACTCGTGGTTCTTGATGGCCAGGTTTCAAAGGCGGATGTTGCAACAATCTGTAAAATTTCAGCTCCGACTCTAAACAAGATTGAGATTATAGTTAAGAAGTACTTAGAGGAGAATAAACCTAAATTATAAATGCCAAGTCTTTTCTTGAGTACTCCGTGTTATGGAGGTCAGTGTCTCCAAAAGTATGCAGAGAGTATACTACAATTACAAGTATTAATGTCCCAAGTAGGTATTCAGATGTATATTGATACTATTGAAAATGAAAGTCTAGTTCAACGAGCGCGTAATGTGGCGGTTGGTCGGTTTATGCAAAAGTCTCAAGCGGAATACTTTATGTTTATAGATGCTGATGTTCACTTTGAACCAGAAGCAGTTGTGAGACTAATTCAGTCGGGACATGAACTATCAGTTGCATGTTACCCTAAAAAGTTTGTTGATTGGAATCAAGCTGCTGAAGCTGCTAAAAAAGGGGACACTCGTAATATGGCCATGTTGTCGGCATCACTGGTTATTAATTTTGGAGCACAAAAGGTTGAAATAATTAATGGGTTTGCACCAATTCTTGATGGACCAACTGGATTTATGCTTATTAAACGTGAAGTTTTTGAAAAACTTGAAAAGGCTTTTCCCGAGCTAAACTGCATGAATGACCACCAGAATCGTGATTTTGACACGTATCACGCAGCATTTGACTGTATGATTGACCCAGTTACACGTAGGTACCTATCAGAAGATTACGCATTTTGTAGGAGATGGCAACAAATTGGTGGTAAAATTTACGCGGATACATCCACTACTTTGGGGCACGTGGGTAATCTTCCATTTAACGGACAGTTGAGCGAGAGGCTTAAAACATAAAAATACTAAATAAATAATAAGAACTATGTCTAATTTTAAAACTATCGATGATGTATTAAGAAGTAATTTAGTTACATCTCTAGATAAACAAAGAATTATTCAATGTTATAGTAGAGTTAAAATATGGCATGTAACTAATGTTGAAGAATGGGATCGTGGACAATTGGGTATAGGAAATAGTTTGTATAGAGTTAATATTGATAAAACAATAACATTTATAAAAGATATTTCTAATATGAAACAGTATATTATGGTGGCTTAAAACCTAACCGTCTAGTATTAGTAATGCATATTATCATTGTTATAGTAACGCGTAATGCAGCGATATCTGTAAAAACTTTACACACCTTGTTACATTTTAATAAATTAAGTTTTCAAAAAAAGTTTACCAATGAAGTTGTTTATGTAAATGATGACGCATTTGAGAAACAATCTGTTTTTCTCAAAAAGTCTAAACATTGTGATAGAATAATCTGGATTGATTATAGTATTCATGTTGATCCAGTTTCAATTGAAAAATTAGTTGATAAATTTATTCAAGGGTATCAGTGTTTAGTAATGCCATGTGTGACTCCTGGTATCGATTGGGACCTTTTTAAAAAAAAGATTACATCGGGTTCCCAAGAACCAGTTTCACAAATGGGTCTAAACTTTGATACCAAGGTTGGTAAATCAATTGGGGAAAATTTACACATTGTAACTGAAACGGATCCAAAGTGTTGGGCCATTGATACAAAACCACTTCTCAGGGCTCTAAAAGGTGCCAAGGGTGAAGGTATTACAGTATCGGCTAAAACATCGGAAATGTTTAAAAAGTTTATTGAACGTGGTGTTGGTATTTACGCTTTTACAGCTGCAAATTTGATTGTAACGTATCCACACGAGTGTCTCGGTAACATATTAGAATCTGCAAATGTTTCAATAAATCCACCAGCAGATAGTTAAAAACTAGAAACGTTTATTATCAAAAGGAAAGCATGGATATTAAATCCCAACTTGTCAAGGATGGAACTCACTGGAAAGTTCTTACAGGGACTCCACTTGAACATGCGGTTATTTCATTTATTCACAAATCATGGGGAAGTGAATTGGTGAGTCATTTTCCGGGTCCTCAACCTATTTCCATTGAACGAAAACATTTTCCAATTTTAAAAAAGGGTGCCTATGTGGTGTGTGAAAAATCAGATGGCGTTCGCCATGTTCTTGTGTCACTCTTATTTGGAGACAAGAAGATGTGTGTGCTGGTGAATCGTGCATTTACTATTTATATTGTTCCACTCAACTTGCCCAAAGTAGCCTATCAGGGTACAATACTCGATGGTGAACTTGTCGATGGGGTCTTACTTGTGTATGATGCAGTTTGTGTTTCCGGTGTTGACTTTCGAGCACGTAACCTATTTGAGAGACTCAAAGGGGCGGAGAGTGTGGTATCTGGAATTTTACGTGTAAAGACGGATCCAATTTCAGTACAGGTAAAAACATTTTATAATCTAAAAGATTTTACAGTATTCCAAAATGAATATCTTCCCAAGTTAGAATACAAGGTGGATGGTCTCGTGTTTACCCCGATACATGAACCAATTCGGATTGGAACTCATGATACCATGTTTAAATGGAAACCGCGTGACTTGAATACAATTGATTTTCAGGCTAAGAAATGGGGTACCAAATGGGGACTCTATGTTTCAGAAAAGGGTCGTCTTGTTTTCGAGTCTGAATTGTCTTTTGAACAAACGCCAGATTGGATAACAGAAGATTGTATAGTAGAGTGTCAATACATATGTGATGAAGAGCCCAGGTGGTGGAAACCACTCAGTCTTCGTGTTGATAAGAAACATCCTAATAACCGAATGACATTTTATAGAACACTTGTGAATATCAAGGAGAATATTCAAATATCCGAGTATACTAAATGTTAAGTAAACATGATGCTGAAAACCTATTTACAAAAATAATAGGAATAAATAAAATTATACTTGTACTATTTCTAGTCGGGTTTGCTTATTTTAATCATGTGACTGACCATATATGTGAAAATCCAAAAGAATTTATGGCTGATTCAATAGGTCTAGGTTTAAGTGCTGCAATACCAGTAGCATTTATGGCTTTTAAACGAGGTCAGCCAGCATCAAGTATTATAAGTTTATCACTCCTTTCATTTCTATTTTTATTCTTTTACAACTTTGTTGCCGAAATGTCTGGTGAAAATAGCTCTGAACCAATTGAACATATTCAAAGTTCTAAACCATTTAAAATTGCAGCAGGTGTAATTTTAGGTATACTCGGGTTAATTCTTGTGTACCTCGCCTTTATAGTAAGAGATACAGTTCCAGGTACTTTATTAGAAGCAATTTTGTTTTCAATACCAACTGCAATAACAATAACTTTTATAGCAAAACATCACAATCAAGATAATTTAAAAAGTGTATTTATTAAAAACTTTTTAATATTATTTACAGGTTACTTTGTTCTTCAGTGGGGTGGTTTTAATAAACATTTATTTGTAAAACCAAAGTGTTTATAAATATTCTATGTGTACTATAAATGGGTGACTTGAAGATTTGGAATGAATGTGTTGCAGCTGCTAAAAATAAAATTCAAAAAAATTCGTGTGGGTACCAAATTATCAGAGGAAGTGTTCTTAAAGAAGCTCAACGCGCTTACTGTGTAATTATGATTGCAAAGTAAGTTTACGATTCATCATATACAGTAGACGCACTTGAGCTTTTGCTTTTTTAAGTGTTGTTCCTTTTGCAGCAACTCTTCCACTATTCATTTGTCTGACTCGGTACAAGTTTTTACCAGGTAACTTTCGTATTGAATATGGCATTTTATTATACAAACATAATAAAATGCTCAGTACACAATAAAAATAAATTATAATAGCAACCAATGAAATTTGAACTATTTTTATTTTACGTCTTTGTTATTGCAACTATTTTTACAGTTACAATGGCTATTTGTCACTTGAGTGGTTTTTGTAAATTCAAGTCATATGACCACTGGTTAGCGCCCATGACATTGGCAATCACGCTTTCCATGTGGGAAAATATTAACAAGTAATGATAATGAAAACAAACATTTATAGTATCTATGTAACAAATACTAGATTGGAATACAAGTATTTTATAAATAATATTATAAAACATCTTCCAGCTACAAATTTAAAATTAATACATTTACATGTTCATCCAATGTCTGAATTGGGTAAAAGTCCTTTTCATGTGACTGTATACCCAGAACAGAAAATGTACAAGGTGTTGAATTTAAATAGTATTGTTAAAATTTTTAAAACATTACAACCATCTGACCGAAACGTGTTTGTATACTCGGGTCATTCAGATGGAATTAATATGAAGAGATTATTTAGAATTGATGATTTTTGTAAAATTATAGAGAAAACTATTGATAAAAAAGCGGATCTAGTTATATTTGATTCATGTTTAATGGGTAATATTCACTGTCTCTATATGTGTCGTCACGTTACAAAATATGTTATTGCATCACCATATTATTATGATTATCTATCAGTCTTAGAAACCAAGAGTATCTGGAAACCAAAAGTTGTTGGACGCAATCTTATTGATGAGTACATGGCAATAAATTGTTTGAAATCAAAATTTCAATCACACCTTGTCATGTATAATATGAATTTACACTTGGATAAATACATCACTTTTTTATTAAAGAACCCAAAATCTTATAAAAGTGTCATTCCAAAGTATCCATATTATAGAGACATTAGTAATACCTCATTTATTACATATCAACGAAGTTGTAAAAAAAGAAAATCAAATTTATTAATTATTTTAAAAAAGCCAATACGAAATTATTTACCAAGTAAATCGGATATTTTTATGCAAACTTACACCCTGTCATCTTGACCACTGGAGTATCGTCATCATCCTCATCGGGCTCTGGATCAGCAAAGTTAAATCCGTGGATACGTTGAGGCTCGTAGACCTTCATCTGCATGATGGTCCAAGTGATTCCAAACCTCTTGTTGAAAAAGTAAATATTTCCAAATTGAACAAAGGCGGCTCCTGTATTTCGCTTGTAGAGCCCTTCTGTTGCTTCTTCCGTTAGTTCAACATCAGCAACATCAAAGAATTGAGTCTTGTCAGAAACCTTGACGCGAAACTTGGGGTCGTGATTAGGGGAAAACTTGATGTTTGAATTGAAGAGTGACATTAACTGTTCACGAGACATGACACTTCCAAAAATGTCTTTACTAATTGATTCAACATAATCAATCACCTTGTTTTCAATCGTAACAAGAAAATCATAAAACTTGTTTACATAATTATCAGACACGTTCCAGCCCTTCATGGAAAAATCGACATTGTACTTGGTTGGGCCATATGGAGGCGCAAATCCCGATACTCCAAATGGCATGTACATTCGTGGAATTTGAAATTGGAGTGGTTCAACCTTGATAGAACGGTTGTTGTAATCACTAAACACGATATCATCAGGAGTGACACTTGTAAACCTCATTTCTTATTTATTTTGTGATTGAAAACTTTAAGTACGGCAATTGTTCAGAAAATTGCTTCTGATAATCACAGGGCCTGCGAGTTCTCGTTTGCGATCATCCTGTAAAAAGTATGTGTTTACAAAGAAGGGTCCCATGTATCCAGCTGGGGTGATAGGGGGATATGAGCCTATAAAGCATTCAGGCGCTTTGCACACGGGTTTATATTGGTATGGTACTGGACCCATGACAAATGGTATATCATAGGCGGTATCAAAATCAGCAGCGAGCAGCATTTATAATACTCTACTTTTTTTTTCAAAGATAATAGTAACACAATGACTTCTATTCTTAGAACTATGAGGCAAACTAGTACCCCACTGGGTGATTTATTTTTTTCAGATTTTAACTTTCGAAATATTCAAAATAATATTCGACAAACAGTTTTGGACAAGTCGGGTATAGCAATTGATTACCAAAAAAAAGATGATGTGCTGACACTTATGCGTATGGTGTTTATTAATAATTCATCCAATCCATATGGAAATCTTCCAGCTCAGGTTAAACTCATGAATGACATTGTTATTAAAACTGCCGTTGGACAGATTAGTACAGGTATTTCTCAATACATTGGATACATTCGGGATATCAGTACACCAATGATTCCAGAACCTCGCCCGATTAACACGTCAGTTTATGGAGAACGTATGTAACTTAAACAATTAAGTTACTATTAAAATAAGATGAATTTGAATGCGTATCGTGATACAACAAAAGAAATGTGTGCTCACAAAGGCTGGGATCGAGCTCCTGTGAATACGGTATGGTTACTTTTGACTGAAGAGATTGGAGAATTAGCCTCGGCTATTAGGCAATACACAAAGGTGTATCGTAAAATGAATTTACAAAAGGAACGCGGTACTGATGTTCAAATGGAGATGGGTGATGTATTTAGTTATTTATTTCAGCTGGCATCCATGTTGAATGTTGACCTTGATGAAATGTGGATCAAGCACCAAACAAAATTTTTGGACAAAAATTATAATCTATCTAATAATTAACAATGAGCGCACTCATGCTTTCAGATGAAAATACCCTAAATGATATTAATCCATTTGTGATTGGCGGCCCAGGCGCGTGGCGAAAACCATTTGGATTTGCCCCAGCAGCTCCAGATAAAGACCGTATTACATGCGATGCATACGGATGTTCTATTATGACAGAGTCGGGCGACAAGTGGGAACCTAAATTACAAAAGCCAGCTTGTAATTGGGGTATAAATGCACAAACTAATGGTAGTCTAGATGCCCCAAGTTGTTTTCCCCCTAAAAATCCAGTATCGTGCCCAATGTCACGACCGCTTGAACCTACCCAAGAATTTTTACCAGACTTGTACACTTTAATACCTTATACAGACCCAATTCCCAAAGCACTCCAGGAGTCTACTGACCTTACAGTACCAATTATTGGCTCAGCAGTTATTCTTATTGTATTACTAGTGCTTGCAAGGCGTTAAAATACTTTTCAAGACGAAAGATATTTCGGCACGTTATAATAATTACCAAACTTGTTGATGACACTATAGTCTCCATCAACTCGTGTTGCCACTTACACTTTTTATTTATAATTGGAGGAACAAATGTTGGATCGAGAATACATATAGCATTGAGTAAATTAATTCGGTACAAATTTGGATATTCTATAATACGTTCCAGAGACAACCTGGCTAGTTTACGGTAGACCTCAATATTTTTGAACACCATGGTATTCAAAAAGTTTATGTACTGTACACCCTCACTTTTGTTAAATTTAAGTTCTGTCCAGTTTCCGAGTGGCGTGGTGTAGATATAATCTGTAATGGTTCGAGTCCCAGTCCCCGGAACGAATTTGTTGTACGTAATCTCAATACAATCAACTCTGTTAGACCCATCATTGCCACATAAATTACAAGTAACTTTAGCATTGAGTACATTCATTATTGTTACTAGTACAGTGTCTAATTTCTCTAATTAAGGATTTTGTACAATAATTGTTTAATGTTCAAGGATGAATACGTCATGTTGGTCGACACAATGCCTCAGATACACCTTGATTCCGCTATTGTACAAGCTGCCCGAGTATCATACTCAAACTCTGGAACAAAATCGGCACGAACCGATGAGGGACTCATCCGATATCTTATGCGACACCACCACAATACACCATTCGAAATGGTTGAGTTTAAATTTTACATCAAAATGCCCATATTTGTGGCTCGTCAACACTTTCGGCACCGCACCGCAAGCATCAATGAAATATCCGCTCGATACTCCGAAGTCTCGACCGACTTTTTCGTACCCAATCAGTACCGTTCGCAATCAAGTGTTAATAAACAATGTTCGGATGGACCGATAGAGTTGGATTCGACTCATCAGGCTGATTCATGTAAAGAAGCGTTTCGCGTGTACCATGAATTACTGGATGCTGGATGCTCGCGTGAATTGGCTCGGTGTCATCTTCCCCAATCAACGTTTACTGAATTTTTTTGGAAGATTAATCTCCACAATTTGTTACATTATCTCCAGCTTCGAATGGCACCAGATGCCCAACAAGAAATTCGTGATTATGCACAGGCTATTTATAACAGGATTGAACCTTTGATACCATTGACTATGAAAGCTTTTATGGATTTTAGAGTCAATGCGATTACTTTATCGGGACCAGAAATTGAATCAATCAAAAGTGGAAAAATAATGACTAACAAAAGTGAACAAAGGGAATTAGATGAAAAAATGAAATTAATAAACTTAAAGTATTAAACTGTTAGAATTATAAATGGAGACACTTGTAGTATATGAAACTCCTTTTAAAAAAGTTAGAATTGGTAGTAAAGGTGATGGTGGATATGTTATAGTTGATAACGATTTATCTTTATATACGACACTTGTATCACTTGGAATCTGTGATGATAACAATTTTGAAGTTGAGTTTAATAATATTTCAAATGCATATATTCAACAATATGATTATTCAATTGAAAAACCTCCTATATATATAAAAAACTCAGAATTTTTTAAAATTAAAGTAGAAACTTTGAGTGATTTAATTCCTCATACTGGAACTAAAAAGTTTTTAAAAATGGATATAGAAGGTTCAGAATGGAGTTTATTACCTACTTTAAATTTAAATGAATACGAACAAATTGTAATTGAATTACACATGTATGGAACTCCAATTGAACAAATTAATGCATCAATTGAACATTTAACTAAAAATCATAAAGTTGTACATGTGCATGCTAATAACAATGGATTTCCTATTTGTTATATGAAAAAAAATAAAAGAATGTCCCTCATGTTTAATCTCTTAGAAGTGACTTTATTACGCAATGATATTTGTAATTTTAGTCCAAATAAAACACACTATCCTACTGAACTCGATAGTCCAAATAATAAAGATAAACCTGAATGGGAATTAAACTTTTTAGAATCCTATACTACAAGCCCTATCTAACTGAGAAAACTCAACCTTTTGAGTCTCACCGGTTCTAGTTCTAGTTATTGCCTCTGAGGCGCTTCGCATTGCAGATCCAACCGTCTCAGTACAAAAAGTCATTGCACTTGATTCAGGAATTCCAAGTTCATTTGCAGCCTGAATGGCATCTTGGTTTGCAGCCAAAAACACAAACTCCCATCCGAGTTTCTTTTTTTCGGTAATCAAATCATTAATATGAAACTTGGTGTATTTTTTACTAGAATTTTCAAACCCATCAGTGAGAATAACAATGGTGGGTTTCACTTCCTCCAATGGAATCATCTTGATTACATGTCCAATTGAATCCAAAAGGGCCGTTGCGCCTCGAGGCACAAATGTCTTGGTATCAAGAAGTGGGGCATCTTTGGCCGGTTGAGTATACAAGGTTTCAACTTCATGGTCAAACAGAGTCAGACTAATAATAATATCAGGAGGTTGAGCCTTGAGAAAAGTGTTGAACCCACCAATCGTGTCATCAATGCAGTTTGCCATGGAACCGGAACGATCGAGGAGACAATAGACTGACATCTTTCTTGTATTACATGGTAAACTTATCTTTATCTGGAATCCATGCCGCATAACCACCAAGTTCCTCTTGTGGTTCCCATATAGGAGGAGTTGACCGATAATTTACAGTAAATACATTTCTAGCAGTACTTGATGTATTCAAAAGGTCTTGAAGAATAGTTCCAGAATCGGGATTTTTAAAGTGTCGAAAGAGAACTTGACCAATTTCAGCCGCTGTCAACTTTTCATTTGGTAATAATTCCACAAGTTCATCTGGAAATTTACAACCAAAGAAACATTGATACATTTCAACAATAAGTTCCTTTTTTGCGTACCCAAAATTAACAGATACATCTATTCTACCAGGCCTAATAAGCGCTTTGTCAAGTATCTCGGGTCTATTACTTGTCATGATAACCATACGTCCCGGTGATTCTAATGTTCCATCAAGCACAGTTAGAATTTCTCCAAGTGTGAGTTCATCAGGAATTGGTTCGTCACGTGTTTCCCCATTGACCCTTTGCTTGACAATGTCGCTAATGGCATCAATCTCTTCTAAAACATATATACGTTGTTCAAGTGGGATGGTAAGTACTTGAAACTGACTCATGGTTGAATCTGTGTACACGGTAACCTTGTCACTAAAAAAGAGGTTCTTCAATTGGGTCGCGGTTGAAATGTTTGCAAAGTTTACATTAATAATGTGTCTCTTGGTTAGATTCGCAATTGCTCGAATAATTGAAGTTTTTCCAGAACCAGGAACTCCTGACAGTAGTAGACCCAATTGATATGGTATACCTCTTGAATCATACCATTCTCTATTGTTCAAGAAAAAGTTTACACGTTCTTCAACCTCTCGAACTTCTGTTCCAAATATATTGGCAAATGATTTATTTGAATAAAATGGACTTTTTATAAAACTGAGTTGTCTCGCAGCAGTTGCTATTTTCATGACTCTATGAGTAGCTTTTGACTTTTCTGAATCATCTCCAGCTGATAAAGAACCTCTTGGATCGGACTGGTCGACCCGGTGTTTATGGTCAAAAAAGTACAAGGAGTCACCGAGCGCATTCTTTATTTCCTCCTTGTAAATGGAATACACATGACGAACCCATTTAGTAATTTCATAGGAGGAAAGTGAATTTGACATGAGTATCAAAGTAATAGATGAAATAGTTCCAGTTTCTTGATCATTTACAATTGATTCAACCTTGGCAAATATATCCTTGGTAATTTGAAAAGGTTTTATTAAATAGTTTATAAGTGTCTGCGTATTTTCAATAAGTTGCAACTCGGGAATATTATCAAGTTTGGAAATTATATTGAGAATTGAATCAACCATTATATTTGTTTCTTGGAAACTTTCAAGTTTTGTCTTCCAGTCCCTCTTCATAGAAACCTGATTATGAAAGTGTCTCTTGTTTAGTAAGACTGATTCTTTAACAAGTGGTACCACTGGTGTAACAGAATCTAAAATATTTTTATGAAATCGTCCTTTTATAAAGTTTACAAGTGAACCTAAATGTTTGATTGATTCATCTATTATACTAATTGCAATAAGATATTTTATTGTTTTCCTAACATCAGAACCTTCTGGTTTGGAAATGAGTTGAAGTTTTATGAGTTCTTTAATATCCATTAGTACCAGTGACTCGTAAAACTTTAATATACTGATGACAAGAAACCTTTTTTTTAAAAACATCCACAACGTTATCTAAACAAGTGGATTAATACATGAACTATATTCATTTGAGGATATAAACATCATTTGTTGTTGTTTTTGATGTTGTTTTTGATTTTGAAGATTCCTTTTCCGTAAGTATATTAAACCTACCGCTAAACAAAATAAACTAATTGTTGTTACTGCAATTATAATATGTTTTGATGGAGATTGAGGGGGTTTCGGAACTACTACTGTTAAAATTGATGGAGTAATTATTAAAATTACAGAATTATCGGTATATAAAACTGTTTGTTTAAACTGAACTGGTAAACTGCTAAAAATAATATTTGAAAATGTTCCAGAAATAGTTCCATATTGTGTGTACAATATTGTAAAGTTTACAGATTTTATTGGTATAAAAACAACTTGTAATTCTCCTCCAATAGTTATATCATCTTGTGAAATAATTGAAACATCATGTTCTAAATTAATAACAAGAGAACTTGAAGGATGTATTAATAGACTTTTAATGTTTATTACACCTGAAACTATTATATCACTACTAAATATAACATTACAGTCTAGGATACCAGTTCCACTCAACACTGCATTATTAAAAATACATGAACCAGTGTCTGAGGTCAATTGTAAAAGTTTACGACGCATTGGTAAAGTGGTGGTGTCAAGTATAAAAGTTCCAGTTACTACAAGAGTCGATAGACTTAAAACTTTGATAGTCCCGAGTAAAATTACATCCACAACCATAACTGTAGAATTTGGATTTAATATCATACTTGCAGTGTTATTTAATATAATAGGAGCGCTAATAGTCACATTCCCATCTGTTTCAATAGTTCCATAGACTATAATACTTGATGGTCCTAATGATATTATAGATGTTTCATCGGTTAATAATATACTAGTATCAATAATAAATGTAGAATTATCCAAGACAATAGTTCCATTATTTGATAATGATGAACCTGGTTCAAATATAAATGTACTGTCTACAATAGAAACTTTTCCAGATGTTTCAAGTGTACCATTTAAAATTGCTGATGAACATGTTATTTCACAATCAAGTAAATTTAAATATGAATTTTTAGAAATGTCAATACTTTTAAATGAACTTTTATTACGAATGTATACATGCGAATCATCTTCCAGTGTAAGTTTATTGATATGAACTTTTTGATTTTCACATGAAAATGAATTTTGTGAATGATTAGATGCACCGCCTGAACAATTTATGTGAGTAAAATTATGGGGTACTGGTGGACGCAAAGGATTTGGACGAGGGGATTTCGTAATTGGTGGACGCAAAGGATGAGATTTTACATTTGGACGAATTGGTGATACGTTCGGACGAAGAGAGGACTGTGCTACTGACGTACAGCTCGAAGAACTCGAGAGTGAAGTGAACCCAGCGGCGCACGCGTAACATATGTTCTGTCCCGACGATCGAGCGTACGTGTTTGGGTCACAATGCATGCATTGAGTCGAAGAAAAACCAGGAGCAAAGGTGCCGGGATTACATGGAATGCAACCTCCCATTGTCCCACCGGGAGAGTATGTCCCGGGGTAGCAGCTAACACACGACGAAGAGCCACCGGGAAGAAATTGACCAGGTGAGCAGTATAAAAGGGACTCCACTTGAACACCTAGTAATGCAATAAATACAAGTTTAAACATTTTATATATTACTATATATTTATTTCTTTAGAAAACAAATAGAGAAATATACACCTATCTAATCAAGAAGAATGAATACTGAGCGTCAGCCACAAGCAACGCGAGAGCGTCAGCCACAAGCAACGCGAGAGCGTCAGCCACAAGCAACGCGAGAGCGTCAGCCACAAGCAACGCGAGAGCAACAACTTGCGCTTGATGATGTGCTCAAGGGTCACAATGTTTTCATCACAGGTGGAGCCGGCGTTGGTAAGAGTTTTCTGGTGAATAATATAGTAGATACTATCAAGACCCAGCTAGGGGTCTGTGCTATGACTGGATGTGCAGCTCTACTTATAAACGGTGCAACACTTCATTCATTTCTCGGAATTGGTCTAGCTACTGAATCGGCTCTACACTTGGCTAACAAGGTTCGAAAGTTTCCAGCAGTCTTTGAAAGAATTATACAATTGGAGACACTTTTGATTGATGAAGTTTCCATGTTGAATGATGAATTATTTGAAAAAGTTTCAGAGTTTCTTCAAATAATTCGAAAGAGTATGAGACCATTTGGTGGAGTCCAAATGGTATTTGTTGGTGATCCATTTCAGTTGTGTCCCGTGGATGGTGAATACTGTTTTACATCCAAGTTGTGGACTTCAAATATCAAGATTCACACTTTGAGTGCCAATATGAGACAACGTGGCGACCCGGCATTCAAAGAACTACTGGATCGTGTTCGATGGGGAGTTTGTTCAGATGAAGACCTTTCCACTCTGAAAAAACTAAAAGATACAACTTTTCCCGATGGTATTGTTCCAACAAAGTTGTATGCAAAAAATATAAATGTTGATGCGATTAATCAAGCTGAGTTATCCAAGTTGACAAATGATTCAAAAGAGTACAGTTACTTTTGTGCAAATGAATATTCTCAAAAGTGGGCAACTGCCAACAAGATTCCAGCTCTAATCAAACTAAAAATTGGGGCCCAAGTCATGTGTACCAGAAATATACCACTTCAGGGACTTGTGAATGGGTCACGCGGTGTAATCACTGATATGGATGAAGATGGCATTTCTATACAGTTGTTATCGGGTAGAATTGTTTACCTAAGTCCTATTGCGGTGTCACCATTTGATAAACCATATATTATAGTAAAGTTTCTGCCTATCAAACTTGCCTGGGCTATTACCATTCATTCCGCACAAGGTATGACTATTGATGCTCTCGAAGTTGATTTGGGTAAAGATATTTTTGCATTTGGGCAGGCCTACACAGGCCTTTCACGTGCCACAAGTCTCTCGAGCGTTCGAGTCACCAGTGTCCTTGCAAAGTCTTTTGTTACAAATCCAGTTGTTAAAAAATTTTTTTCTTAGTTTATAGTATGAGTATTTGGCCGCGCGAAACTGCATATAAATATTTTACTATATTATCACATGCTGGACATGAAAAAAAATTAAATTTAAAAACAGTCCCAGATAATATTATTCTTGTTCTTGTTGCAAAATGTGGAGAATCATTTACACAAAATAATAAATTTAAAGAAATATATAAAAATGAAAATAAAATGAAAGCATATTTAGAAAATGGACAAGTAAATAAAAGTATATATAATAAAACAACTCCATATGAAAATCAAGAAATTGAACTAAATAGAAACAATAATAGAAATTTATTACATGGAGTATATAGGCTTCCTATGAATATAAAACCAATGGCCCCCAATACATACCGTATAATCCAAAAACAAATAGAGTTATCAAAAGAAATTAATAAGTTAAAAAAAGAGCAACAAACAACCAAGTCAAAACAAACTGTTAGAAAGTTTCAATATAAAATTACAAAATTACAAAAACAATTAAATATGTCACGTGGTATGATTGTAAATAATACCAGAAAATTTAATAATATTACACGTACAAGTCTTGTACCTTTACAAAAACCTTTACTTTCAGATATACTTGGTACTATTTCAAGACAAATTGGATCCGGATACGTAGGTGTTGTATTTGGTACATATTGTAGAGGAGTTTTAAATAATGTAAATAATGTGAATACTGCAAGTAATGTTGTATTAAATTTTCCAAACAAAAAAAAAGTAGTAATGTCAAAAAATCGTTTTTACCGATTTGGAACATTACGTAGTATATCACCAATAAGAAAAATAGCACATAAATATCAAGAAAGAATTAGAAATATTCCACAAGGGACGAAAAGTGTATTATTAAATAAAACAAAACGACAATCTGTTAAAAAAGTATTTTCTTCTATGTTTAAACGTGTTTTTAAACGAAAATAAAGTTTTTATGTTTTACATTTTCATGAATAGTTTTTATAGATACAAGTCTAGAAACTAAAACATTTATTATTGCAAAGTCAACTTGAGTAACACTTATTTTTACAGTTAATATATATCTCAATGAATTTATTCCATACATTAATTGAGAATACACTTGTAACTGTGTTTCATTTGAAAAGTTTGTAATGTATAAAACCTCTGTATTATAAATATCATTATATATTTTGTTAATCGCAGTTTCTGAAATAAATACATCCGCTATTTCAATTACTGATAACATGAAAACTGTAATGAACCATTTATTCCATGTATCAATATAAAATGACATTATATTTAAAGATTTACTTGGACCATATCTTATATACGAATCTTCAGTTTCATTTTTGAATGCAATTATAAAAATAATAACAAGTATAAAAAGTAAAGTGATATTTAATATAAACATACATCTGAGCCACATACTTACTTGGTACTCGATCCAAATGTTTAATGTTAAATGGGGTTACACGTGTTATGAGTGTCAGTGTCCCTTGGAGGTGGACTTGATAATCAAGGATCCTAATCTAGAACTTTTTTTTAGAGACTTTTCAACATGGGGTTATCTTCGACCATTTAGTCTCTACCAAAATTTAGTAATGTACAAGTTTTATGATCTTGTTGTAAAACGTGTTTGTTTATCATGTTATTATCACCCTAACCGTGTAAATTTAATAAACAGAGAAGTTGGTTTCAAAAAAGTAAGTAATAAAAACCAAATAATAAAAAGTAAGTCATGCAAAGAAATTTATGATTATTTTAATAATTTTATAGAGTTTAGACAAAGAAAAGATTTAGAAATTTGTATAGTAGAGGAAGAAAAACGTACTAATATTCTTGGGTTAAAAATATTGTGGGATCCTCCGCCTACATATTAGGATACTGAATATCAAATTTAATCTTAACATAAACATTAGAACTTTGATACTCGAATCGTGGGTCTATAGGAACTAGCAAACTGGTATCAACTTCAAAATCACCATTAAAAAATGGACACGTTAATTTAGAACCTTTAATTGAATCATCAAATGAAATTTTGGGACACCATAACACCTGATTACCTAATCGAATAAAATCTGGATGTGAATTTATTTTTATTACAAGTATTATATTGCCAAAGGGAATATTATGTTCTTGTGTACCAGGTGTTATATTAAGATTTACTATAGTACAAGTTTCAACAACCTTTTTAAAACAACAATGTACACACCCAGTTGATGCAGAACCATCACCTAGACAATTGGGACAAGTGTGTTGCATCATAAACATGTGTATTTGCTGATGAATTTGCCCAGAGCCATTACACGTTGTACATTTATTTTTACATTTGGGACATTGTTCAGATTTAACTATTTTAATAGTTTTAGTTCCTCCAAGTATAACTTCTGCGAGACTAATATTAACAACTTGTGTTTGTTGTTGATTAAAAAAATTTTGAAACCCGTGAAACTCGTGATTTGGTACCACTGGATCTGGATTTGTAATTTTTTCATACGCCTCTGTTATTTTTCGAAACTCATCTGGATTCCCGCCTTTATCTGGATGATGTAAGAGTGCCAACTTTTTATAAGCCTTTTTTACTTCATCCATACTGGCACCTTTCGTTAGTCCAAGTACTTCATACATGATATTAATATTCTTTTCTTTTTTATATTATTGTTCAACGCATACGAGTAAAGGTAAACCAGTTACTATTTTCATTTATTTACTAATATATTTAAAAATATGTTTTAAAAATATCCACGTGTAAAATAAACTACTAATAAAACAAGTGAGCAAATGAATTCCACTTATGGCAACATTTACGAGTATGAGTACGAGGAGGAGGATGAAGTGACAAGCCCGCCACCATACGAAGAGGAAGAGGAGGAGTACTACGAGGAACCTGAAGATGATTACTACTATGATGACTAATTATTTTTAAAAAGGTAATAGAACAGTTTATTTAACAGTCAAGATTAATCGTAAAAGTTTCATCATTGGCTGGCACTTTTATAGTCCCACTTAAAGCATTTAAAAAACTTCCTGCTTTTACTGGTACTGTTATTCCATTTTTACACAAGTTGTTAATCTTCACTTCATCTGTATCTCGAATCCTTTTTACTGTAAGAGCAATCATAAATATTAACACTATCAAAAGTATCAAAGTTGTAAGTTTGACCAAGTGCATATTATATTAACAGTTTAAATTAAAATCAATTATTAAATCTTGGCTGGGGAGAGGTCCCATACCCAAAGGAAGTTTTTGTATAATAGAACCTTGTTTGATTGTTACACTTGGAGGTTTTTTACAGATACTATTAATTTTAGAATCTTGAAACTCACCTGTTATTTTTATGACCCACGCCATTAGGAAAACAAGTATTATAATCACAATTAAAACAATTATATCAACAAATGTAATGTCGCTATCCATTTATATTAACTATTTATTTTTGTTGGTCGTTTTATTATAGAACTTTTCATTTTGTTATCAGATTTGTCATCTTGTTTATAAAGTGTGCATGATGTATCTGGAAAAAATGTTGCAACATTACACCCTGACTGTTCAAGGCACATATATGCACAACTTTCAGTTGATGTTATATCATTAAATGTAGCAATTACATTTGATGATGACGTAACATATCCATTTGAAGTTGTAAGTTCCCACTTTGGTGGTACACTTGTTGGTTTTTGACACTTGTCACTTATGACGTAATAATTAGGATTACAAGTTGACGGTACACACTCTCCAATCTTGTTTGTTACATATGAAAGAGCATTGGGGTCGTTTGTTTTGGGTGTACATTCTTCACCACCTGGATTTTCATAAAAGAAATATACGCCGGCTAATGCTGAAACTGTTAATATAAGAATCACAATAGAAGGTTCAATACCAACTATCAAACCATATATAAGAGATAATACTGTTCCAACTCCTGCAACAATTAATAAAATATTATTTTTGGTCAACATTAATATTAGTAATTAAAAAAAAACTTGTTTAAAAATAACTTACGATATATATAAACTACTAGTAAATGGAACTTACTATGATATTCAAAAATCTTCGCGATTCTGTCGGTTTTCTTGCTGGTGACTATCCATTTCATATTGTCAAGAATATGATTTTCTCCATGAATCTGAATGAAGAAGATTCATACACTGCACTTGTTGCAGCTGGATTTCCACCAGTCTTTGAATTTGATTACGAAGGGGCATGTTACACGCTTGGTAAAGACACGGTGGATGAATGGTTAGATCATGGTAATTTTGTAGATGATTTTCATCCAGCGAGTCGTAAAAACCTTGACTACTTGGTTAACCCCGAAAAACGTAAAAAATTTCATGATGAATATCTACAAGAAATTCAAGGTGGTCTTCGTAGGACTGGTTCTATATGTGTTCGTCTTCATCAGAACTTTACAATTGCAGAAATTGAATATGAAGTAAGCATTAGGAACAAAGAAGTTGATGAACTTGTAGCAATTTGTGTAGCTTAGTTGTTTTTAAAAAATAAAGGTACTCAAAAAACTTGTTTAATATTTACTCACATAATAAATAAAGTACTAGTAAAACAAAGATGTTTGGATTGAAGCGTATGAATGCTCTTACACCCGCCCAAGCTGCTATACTTGTAAAGCTGGCTCATGATGAACCAGTGTCTCCAATAAGTATGGCGGTACTCAATGCAGTATTTCAAAGATAATTTTTAAAAAATAAAGGTACTCAAAAAACTTGTTTGAAAATTACACAAGTTTTTAAAATAGTACTAGTAAAAAATGGGTTGGATATATGTTATAACGTGTGATATGTATGACAATACTAATTTTAAAAAGATTGGTTTCACAGAAAAAATTGGTCTTCTTGAAGAAGAAGTTCGAACTTCTCTTCTTCAAAGGTACGCAACAACACTAATTTGTCCAAGGATATTACAACTCGTAAAAGTTTCCAACCCAAGACAAGCCGAAAAAAAAACATTTGAAATTTTAGAAAAGTTTAGAATTGACAAGGAAATTTTCAAGGTTGATATTGCTGAAATCCAGTTAGCTCTTCAAGTTATTAAGAAAGAGTTTCCACCCGAACAGACTGGGATTACCAAGGATAATCTTGAAAAGCTGTTATGTAAAATTCGTAAAAAGGAAAATAAACTTGCAAGGGATATTCCATACCAACAGACTTTTTCAAATTGGATATATGAAAACAAGGGAACATGTAATGTTATTAACCAACAGAATTTAACCTATTTTATTAATAATATGGTTAACCCTTGTGTCATAGGTTCTCATTTTGATTGGACCAAGAAACCTGAAAATCAAAATGCTCTCAACTCAAGGATGGCACATGTTCGTAATTCATTTCAGCCAAATAACTGGGATTGTTCTGACCCCAATATTCAAGGATTCTTGAAAAAGTTATTGACAAGTGTATAGTTTTTTAAAAATAAGGTATTCAAAAAACGTGTCTCAAGTTTACTGTAGTACTAATTAAAGTACTAGTAAAAACACAGTAATGTCGGTCATAAAAGTTTTCAATTCATTGAGTACCAACTTTCGGGTGGTTACACTTGAAAAGTACAATAACCACCATCTAGCACTCCTTGTTAAAGCACTACCAGCTGGTAAATACAGTGCTTCAACATACGGGTTTTATCAAGAGTTTGATTCCAAGAATGATATGATTCGATATTTTCTTCACAAGAAGATTGTAAAGATTGTTCACGAGTACTATAATAAATGGGATCGCACTGATAAACCTATACTCACAATTCAGAGATGGTGGAGGTCTAGGCTTGCTTTTAAAAGATATGATGAGTGGTGTGAACTTAACCGAGAAGAGTTGGCGGAGCAAGAATATGCCATGAATAATGGGGATTCAGTTGACTGGTGTTGGAATTGTAAATATAGTGATTGTGATATTCATTAATATTTTTTTAAAAAGTCTTTGTTTAAAAAAACGTGTTTCACGTTTACTTTCATTATAAAGAAACTACTAGTAAAAAAAAACAAATAAAATGTATTCTAACATTAAAACATACCAAGATTTATGCAATGTTAATGTCAAGTATTTACGCGGTGAATACGATAGATCAGCCTATCACTCAGGTCCTATATGCGAAGAAACTAATCAACTTGTTGATGACTTGTGTATTATCAACAAGATGGGAGTATATACATTTTGTGGACAGCCTTCTGACAGATTTTTTGAAAACAAATTGATTGAAAACAAATTTAATGTTTTAACATGTTATGAACAAAAAGGATATCTGGATTGTTTTGTTCACGTTGATAAAATTAAAAAATTAATTGGTGAAGATATTTATTACTATGTCGAGTACCCAGATGGTAAGTCTGAAACAAATATACAATTTGTAGATGGCAAGTATCAACTTCATCGTAAAGCGCACATGATTATAAGTGGATTTGATATTGTACCAGAAATGTATAATTTTATTAACCCAAAAACTTGGGTAAATGAAATATTTGGAGCTTGTATATCACAGAAATGTATTGGTAGTTTGCAAGATGAAATTAATATTCATTTTATGCATGGTGTTAAATCAAGTATTTTTGAAAACTTGGTATTATTGCGTCTTGTAAACCGCGATTTTAATTCATCTACTTCTATTGAAAAGTTTATAATTCAGGTTATGTCTCATTAATTTTTTAAAACCTCCATCATCCGCAAACTTTTTTTAAAAACCAGTGTTAAAAAAAAACGTGTTTGTCAAATACTCACATTGTTAATAAAGTACTAGTAAAAAAGAAAGAGTAACAATGAATTTTGATACTTACATGTCTACAATCAATAATATTCTTATTTTAGATTATATGATGGATATACAAGATTTTCCAGATGAACCATTTATGGATTATTATGATGATGGGTTAACATGTGATGAAGTTGTAGATATAATGATGGATAGAAATAGAAACTTGGAGGTGTACTTTGAGTAACTTTTTAAAAAGTTTTTGTTTAAAAAAACGTGTCTCACTGTTACATACAATATAAATAAAGTAATAGTAAAGACCAAGTGCTTGCACTTGAGAACCATGAATAGTGAATGTTCAATTTGTTATGATAAACTAACATGTTCTAGATTTACACTTTCATGTAATCATGATTTTTGTGGTGAATGTATTCTACAATGGTACGCAATTAATCCAAATTGTCCTATGTGTAGGTGTGAAATAAATGAAAATGAAATTCAAGAAAATATATATCTTGAACTTTTTATAAATAAGATTAAAAACCACAATAATAATAAAGCTGAAGAATTACTCAAAAGTTTCTTCAATTCTATTATATTTAAATGGAAATCTATAGTATCTTATTTTGAGATATATTATTTAAATATTAAAATATTAACTGAACTAAAAATAAAATGTATGAAAAAAATACCATGGGATGAAAATATTTATATGTACAAAAAAACATTTTCACAGTCCTATTAGTCTATTTTTAAAAAAGCCACTTAATAAAAACCATGTCTCACTGTTACTTACAATGTAAATAAAGTAATAGTAAAACATGTCAGAACTTACTTGTTTTATATCTATTGATGAACGATTATCTCAATTAAATAGATTGTTAAATCAACAATCTACTAATTTAAACTGTCGAAATCCTGAACATGTATGGTCTATAGAATATGTTAATGATTTTGTTCTTGTTAAATATCATTATGATAAAGTATTTTCTGAAAAGATGAGAAACTATATGCATCAATTGTACAAAGTTAAATGGGATGAAACTTTATTAGGGTGGCAAGTTGATAAAAAATTATTTGATACTAAAATATTTGCAGAAATTAAATTTACATTCCCTGAATGGAAATGTTTTGACAAAAGATAAAAGATAGGATATAATTAATTATAAATGGGTTGTTTTTGGTTTAAAAAAAAGATTACTGTTGTTACTGAACCATTGATACCAGTACCAGTATCAGTATCAGTTATATATGTTGACAAAGAACAAGAAATTATTTATCATGGAGATTTTTAAAAACCTAGTGTCTCAAAAAATGTGTTTAAAAATTACTTACATAATTAATAAAGTACTAGTAAAAAGAGGCGAACACAGTGAGTAAAAAAGACCAAGTACCCGCACTTGAGAACCATGAATAGTGAATGTTCAATTTGTTATGATGAACTAACATGTTCTTCTAAATGTACACTTTCATGTAATCATGATTTTTGTTTAATATGTATTTTTAAATGGTGCAGAATTAATACAAACTGCCCTATATGTAGGCATGAAATAAGTGATAATGAAATGTATGAAAAATATCTTATATATAATATTCCAAACTTCATGCACGCAGTGTTGTTGTGCTCACCACTGCACGCAGCGTTGTTGAGCACAACAAACAAACCCTACCGGCCACCGTGTGATTTACGCCTTTCGGCCTTGAAAGCAACCCATATGGATTGGTGCTTGAGTGCTTCGTGGGTTCCGGTGACTCGTGCCAATATTGCATCCTCTATGGCATTACGGGAGCAATTGGCATTACGGGAGCAATTGGCATTACAGGAGCAATTGGCATTACAGGAGCAATTGGCATTACAGGAGCAATTGGCATTGTAAGCTATAATATGCAGTTAGACAACAAAAATATCGCTAGTTTCCTTTTTTTAAAAAAACCTACACTTTTAAAAACCGTGTTTAAAAATTACTTACACGGTTAATAAAGTACTAGTAAAGACCAAGTGCACGCACTTGTGAACAATGAATACTTATTTGAAAAAGGCTTTGGTGTTTTATGCTTTTTGGATTTGTACTCATTACCTTGCTTCCCGTGTGTACGCCTACTACTGTACCCCTTGGTCCTTTATCGGGTTTTTCATGTCTCCATTCATGGCTGCCAGTCCCCAGTGTAAAGGGCTGGCGTGGGTTGTTCACACTGGTTCCAACAGTATCAATGCCATGTGGGTGGTGATTGGAACATATATTTTCAAGTACCTGAACAATGGAAAAGTGCGTCCACTGTAAGAAAACAAGTTTGTCCAACTTGTTTTCTTACACTTTTTAAAAAAACCTACACTTTTAAAAAACGTGTCTAAAAATTATTTACAATGTAAATAAAGTACTAGTAAAAAAGCACGAACACTCATAAATGTCTCAGCCTCTTATACGCCAGAATGCTTTTACCCCCCAGGAGATCAAGAACTATTTAGAGGAAGAGCGCATGACCAAGACCTTCCGCACATACTTTAACAGTGACGCGGGTCAGGATCACGTGTATCTTTTTTTCAAAACCATGTTGAGGACTCAAAAACCCGAAACCATGAACAAGTTCTCCAGGTACCACACCAAGGAGCGCTTCGATATCTTAAGCCAGATGTGGCCGCCCCCCACTGACATGTGTGAAATTTGGAATGCATGGGATAACAAGAACCGCCCGGACTTAGATGTGTAACTTTTTAAAAACCCAGTGTCCCAAAAAATGTGTCTCAAAATTATTTACAATGTTAATAAAGTACTAGTAAAAAAGCACGAGAAACTCACAACACACTACAACAACTTCCAGATGGCTTTGTTTG